TTAAACACCAATAGATTTTACAGTTCTATTCAACTGGCTGCAATAGGCATCACAAAACTAACAGTATATTATCCTACTGTTGGTCAAGTTCTGTTTAGCCCAGTAACCTTTCGGTTACAAATTGCAGCAATTTCTGATTTTTTTACCCTATAACCGACCAAAGTTATAGAGTGAAATTAAAAAAAAGATAGATTTCATATGACAGTCTTAATTTATTACACGGAAGTCACTACCGTGGAATCAAGAACCTACCTAGTATAGGATTACCTGCATATCAGTGCAAGTTTTACCGGGTTAGTTAATCTAGGATGAGAGTAAAGAAAGCAATTGTAGTGATAGGAACTGCGTGTTTTACAGTACACAATGTGCACTTATGTACATAACCTATTTCATCTTACACCAGTTTTACCGATTATTCAACAGCATTGTGTCTATTTATCAGGCTGCGTGTACACTACAATTACTTACTTTCTTGCTACAAGTATATAGCAATATGAATGAATTCCCGTAGAATTTGATACAAACCATACCTATGTTATTATTTAGGTTAATTATCTCACCGTTGTGAGGGTTTACGGGAATTCAAGAAAGATAGTCCCAACAGAGTATAGAAACCGAAACTATACACTATGTTTAATTAAAAACACTCTGCTGGGACTAATATGTTGGTAATCAATCAGTTGAGTCGTCGATGATTACAGAAACGCGGGGAATCATATGCATCTCTACCTTCTGTTCTATATAAGCAGAGAGAAGAGTAGAACAATGAGTCTCAAATAACACTTTACGAGTAACTGTGTGTATGAGGTAGTAGGTAACCATAAGAGAGTAGTATAATTAGTTAATTAATGCTATACTCTAAACCGTTGTACTTGTGTGTGTTTCTAGTGGGTTGTCACAATGTGGAGAATACCCAAGGTGTTGGGCACTCTCACACACTGCAACACTCTCACTGTCAATCAGTTACAAGTCGTCAACATTGTCGGCTGGTTCAGGAGTTTCTACGTTTTCTGTCGCAGAACCTTCTGTTTTAGTCTCGGTTTTACCTATTGCACCACCTACACTGGTACTACTTCTACGCTGAAACAAGTCGCCGATAGACTCGTTTGCAATCTTGTTAGCGATCGCAACCTTCAAAGTATCGTCACCGACACTCTTCATAATGCTTTCTGCTTTCAACATTGCCAACTTATCTATTACAAGACGGTTGTTAGCGGTGACATTGTAGTCAATGACGTCACCTTCCCAATTGTTTTCGAACAATAGAGGACACGTAATTAACTTTCCGTTATACATAACGGGTTCGGAAGTTTCGCGATAGTAGTCACCCTTAATCGCTTTTAGTGCATCCAACTCTTCTGCGGTTGCATCTACTACATAGTACTTCCATACTACGTTACCTGTACCTTTCTTACGGTACATTTCTTGACCTTTAATCTGTACTGCTTTCATTTCAGTAGTTTTTAAATTGTTAATTATTAGTTTACTTTACTTGTACAGTATCGTCTAGACACGCACAAGCAGTCTATTAGGGAAAACTATTTCCAAACAAAACACACCACACAAAAAACGAGCACCACAACCAACCAACCCGCAACGCTAGCTTGCTAACTAACTAACTATCAGAGTAGTACTATTCCAACACTGCAACCTTACAACTCTCTTATAGTCGGTATGCTCGTCACACCACACAAACCATTAGGGTCGGACTATTTAAAAACATAACACATAGAATCAGTTTTAGATTTTAAAAGTGAGCACCCCCGAAGGGGCGCTCTCACTTTTACAAATCGTCCACACTCTTCTCACTCTCGGTTTCCTTCTCGGACTCCGTCTCCGACTCACCAACAGTACCCTTTGCAATCATCTCACGCATTAAGACTTTGGATTGTTCCAAAAAGTCCTGATACGCAAATTGCGCAAATCCCGTGGAACCAATAGCACTGTTCTCGCTTAACAAATCTGTTAAGATTTCGCGATTGCACTTTGCGTACCACGAGTGACGATTGGTGGTCTTGTTTGGATTCATACTGCGTTTGATAACAGCAATCTCACCCAAACGCTTTTCACTGCGATAAATTGGAACACCGTCTTCAATGACAGCCCAATCTTTTCCTTCGTCGTCGGTACCCAAATCAAGACGATACTGTTCGACTTGTTCAGGTGACATACCCGTTACCTTGTAGTAGTAACGCTTACTTTGAACGCCCTGTGCATCCCGCACAACACGCTCGTTTTTGAACTTTAATTTAAACATAGCAAGTAATTAGGGTTTTTAATTGAGGTAGAGTGAGCACCCCGTTACAGGGTGCTACACACTATTTGCGAGGTCTTCCACGCTTTGCGCGCTTTAGACTCTTTACGGATTTCGGTTGCAGTTCCGCAAGAGCACGGTGCAATTCTACAACCATACCACGCATTGTCACCAAACCTTTTAGGTGTGATTCAATCGTATAGTTGTCCGTAGGTTCGCCGAGTACTTTCTTAATTAATCCTGTTTCAGATTCCTTAATTGTTTTCTCGTAGAACGCGATTTTCTCTGTGAGCGTCGCTACTCCCGTAGCAATCATCTCGTTTATGATATTATTCATAGTGTATAGAATTAAGTTCATTAGGGTTTTTCCGAGTAGTAGCACGAGGACGGTGTTATCACCGCACTGAAAAACGGTTTTTCCTTATTTTACGGGTGTTTCACCGATGGACAAATCGCACTTTAAAAGAAAAAAAGCACCCTGTGTTTCCACAAGGTGCCGTTTTCAATTTGTCGGAGTTAATGGTTATCCGGTTCATCAGCGTCACACAACGATTCCGCAGAAACCGTTCTCGCAAGACGAGACGCTTCCATTAATTGGATAAACAGAAACTCTTCTGTTATAGTATCCTTGAATATTTTCAAGGATTTATCACCAAACTCACCATTAGTAATATCGAACATTATGCTATTAATTTGCATTGCCCGATGTTGAACACCGATGAGGTTTGGTCTAAATGATTGCAACAACTGTTGCAATAAAGCAGAGTCAATTGACACTGCGTCCCTTCCCGCGCAGGAAAGAATGGGTTGGTTGTTTTCCATAGTGTATAATTAGAATCATTAGGGTTTTTAATTAGTGTGAATAAAACCCCCGAAGGGGTTTTAATAAAACAATTTTTGACAGCATTCTACACCGTGTAATACACCACGGTAATGAACAATGTCTTGTTTGAGTTTCGTTAACATTTCGTTTCTGTCGGCAAACTCTGAAACAGGTTTCCCTTTTTCGAGATACTCAATTTTTCTCTCAATTGTCTTGACGATACGAACTAACGACCGCTGTAATGTGTCGTGTCTTGCTTTTAAATATTCCATAATGTGTGTTTGTTTCATTAGGGTTTTTACAAGTGGAAAGAAAAGAGTGCGTTAACACTCTCTTCTCTTTTGCATCAACATCATCGAGTACGAGAGTGACACGCCGAATAGTCCGCTGTCGGACATTTCGTGAAACTCGTTGTACATCTCTTCGGTGATTTGTTTACCGAATAGCAACATCATCTTCATATTGATGTTGCGAAGTACATCCGCACGCTCTGCGGGTGATAAATGATTTTCTTGCATATATGTATTGGTATTATTAGGGTTTGACAAAAGAAAAGACACCCCTTATAGGGGTATCTTTTGGTCCCACACTTTTCGAATTTCTTCGAACATTTCACGCATCTCTGCGAGTGGAATTTGTTTCTCTTCGGCACTCTTCATCATTTTGATGATGGTGTCCATTAACTCTTTACGAGCATCTTGAACTTCGTTCATATGTATGTGTTAAAATCATTAGGGTTTTTTGTAATGTATCCCCGCTATGCAGGGATCATTACGTAACACATTCCCACCGCAGGATGTGAGTAACTGTTTACAATGAAGTATCCCTCATTGATCTTCTCTTTTATGATGTCTTGGACATCGCGGTTTACGCTAATAGCGTAATCTTCTGTGATTGTGATTTTATCTTTCATAGTATATAGATTGCCGTTATTAGGGTTTTTAGAAAAGAAAACAAAGTGCACTATTTGTGCACTCTGTATTGAACCAGCAGTTTTCTTTCGGATAACACAATGATCTTATGATCAATTAGTTTCCCGATAGTTATCCACTGATTCAGTTTCGCTTGCATCTTAGGGATCTCACCAAGATCAAATGTTTCAAATTCAAATTTGTGTTCCATAGTGTAGAGATTGGTTTTATTAGGGTTTTTATAGTAGTAAAATAAAAGGGGACCGAAGTCCCCTCTCACCACACTACACACAAGTGATCACTCGAAGCGATCAAAGTATTTCTTGTCACTCAAGTCAGCAAATATTCCAAGCGTGATAAGCACGCAAAAGAATATACTAACAAACGAGTAGACAAATGACCCAGTCATTTGAGTAATTCTAAACGGAGTCACAAGACTAAAAACGATTACTCCCAACCAGTGAAGAGTGACAATGCATCCTATAAACGATGCGATTTCAATTGCTAATTTTTTCATATGTGTTATGTATTATATTTAATAGGGTTTTTCACATTGATGATAATGAACCCCCCTAAAAGGGGAGATCATCATCTTCATCATCTACACAGCTGACCAGATACGCTTCTTTACCACAAGAAGCGCAGACGTCTATGTCTGCATAGTCGACATCAACAGTTTCGGGACAGTATCCCGTTAGGAACGGCACCACAGTTGTGGTCCATTCTGTGCACCCGCAGGTGCATTTCAACATTTTTTCCATATGTGTGTATTTTATCAATTAGGGTTTTTCCTGTTCACCCCGAAGGGGTGATGACCTCCCTAGAAAGGGAGATCATCGTCGCAATCGCAGTGCGTTGCGCGGATGCCGCTGCGTTCCGCGGTATTAATACTGTAATCGCAGTCAGGATTAGTACAGATTTCGACGCGTTCGACGTCAACGTCGAATGAATCGATTGATCCGCCGTCGTCGTAGCAGGGAATGTAGGTTTCCACGAAACCTACAGACATTGTGCTTTTGCAGCACTGGCATTTTGGTTCTTGTTGCATAGTGTTATTAAGATCATTAGGGTTTTTCACGGGGGGTACCCCCTAACTCGACACGCGCCGGGGTCGGTTGCAGTAACCCCCCTTCACACCCCCTTCCACATATACTTTTCACAGCCGTATCACACCCCCTCCCGTACAGTAATTCGTCCGCCGTTACATACGGGGGTACGCTAACTACCAGAAGTACCCGGGGGATAATGTTTCTTATAGTACCCATAAGGGTATAGTTTTGTATGATATAACGGACATTATACCCTATAGGGAGTATTCTTTGAATGATATATCAGACGTTATCTAGTGTACCCGAAAAAACCTTTTATATTTGAATAATCAGTTGTACTTTTGTATATTATAGTATATGGCGAACAATCCGTTTTTAATAGCATCTGGTAAAGTACAACCTCCTCCCGCGCCTACGCCACCTAACCCTAGTGTTCCGAAAGTGGTAATACTAGATCCGTTTGCAGAAGGTGTTACTGATTATTTTATTTCATGGGAACAGTTAACTGCTTTAGAGAACGTGTTCATTATTTCTAATGTTACAACAATAGGTCCCGGTGCTGTAACCGTATACCTACCAGCAGTTTCATCAGCTCAGTCTGGTACAAAGATTACTATAATGTCAATGAGTGTTGATGATGTACTAGTCGAACCGGGAGCAGGTTCTCAAGTAGACGGTAGTGTTATATATTCAGAAACAATTAAACCAGCAAATGGTGTAGCTACGGGTGTTGTTACAAGTGCTACATATATTGCAGATGGTCAGTTGACACCGCAATGGTACTCGCTATATAACTTTATAAAACTGTAAAAACCTTTAAAAAATAAAATAGAAAATGGCTTATTCAACAATGCGATCTGCAATATCTCTTAGTAGTGTTACCGGATCTACGTTTACAGCGAAATTACAAAATGCGTGTACAAGCACAGCTTATCCTGAAGGTACAGTATTTGACTGTAGTGGTTTTACATCAAATACCACACCTTCTCAAACAATTACAGGAACTATTACAATCACCCGTCCTGGAATCACCCTATTGTTTAGCGAAGGTGATTTCATTATGAAGGCTGCTGGTGATGTAAACATGTTTAATATTCAAGCGCCCAATGTAACAATTATTGGTGTTAGTCGTTCTGCAAAAGATAGTCTTTCTACAAACGGTTCTACCCGTTTTATATTGGAATCTCCTAATACAGGATATCATGTTTATACAAGACCTACCGGACCAGCATGGTCATCTTGGGACTCACTTACAATAATGAACTGTGATTTTGTAGGTGTGAAGTCTATATATACTTCTGTAGGAGGTACTGTTAGTTACAGTACGGTAGGTGCTGGTGGTATTATGCTTGCTGAAGGAAACGTAGATCAACCAAACTCTAACTTGAACAATGTAATGATCAGTGAGGTTTTGGTAAGTGGTGCTAAACAACATGGTGTTATGATCTATGGTGGTATGGCGTCTAAACTTCAAAACGTTCGTGTAAGAAACGCAGCGGGTCATGGATTCTATATTGCTGGTAGCACTACCAGTACTACTTTAGATGCTTGTTATGCATCAGGTAACTACTTAGCAGGTTTCTGTATTAATGATACTACATATTCTACACTTACAAGCTGTGCATCTGATTCAAATGGTGTTGGTTACTGGATGAGAAATGCAAACTCTGTTACTCTAAACAGTTGTGGTGCAGAAGTTTGCGAAGTAAGATCTAATATTCCTAACAACTTAGGTATTACAATACCTAATTCAGCAGGAACAATGCTTGTTAATGATATCGGTTCTGACAATGTAAACTTCATTAAAGGAACTAGTTTCTTATTTACAGGCGGATCTAATATTACAGGTACATCTTGTTATTCTAAAGATCCTACTAATAGAGAAGATGAGACGACTTACTTGAGTAAGTACAGCGCTCATATTTTTGTAACATCAGGAACTACTAAAGTTAATATGGATAACTTTAAGAGACAAGGTCTTGCTCCTGTAAAGTATAAATATCGTTTAGAAGATGCTCATAAGATACAGATTGACGATACTATTTATAGTTTTGATCCATTGAATCCTTCAGAGACTAGCGATGTCACTTCTATGAACATGCCTGTAGCAGATGTATTAGATCAAGGTACAGGTAACATATTTGGAGATTTAGAAGATTCTACAAGTTTTACTGGAAGAAGGGCGCTTATAGGGGATTCTAGTGAAAATTATAGAATAGAAAACTTACAAGCATTAAGCAGATTTACACTACCTACCTTTGAAGTTCATCCTGCTAATCCTCAAGCTGGTACCATCTATTTTAATACAACATTGAATAAGTTGTATATGTATAGTGGTTCTGCTTGGTTTGATACATGTTGTACTACTGCTCCTACTCCAGCTCCTGAATGTGTATTTCCTAATGGTGGTATACAGCTAATTTCGTATATTAATGATGGTGTTATTACTGGTGGAGGTGGTGCAAAGTCTTTTATAAGACTAGGTGATAAATTATACGCGTATGGTCCAGCAAGTTCTACAACTCTTAATAATACATCAATTTCTTCTGTAATTTCAATGTTTGATTATACTAATCAAACAATAATTTCATTACTTTCGGAAGATGATTTACAACCAATAGTTAATTATGCCGGTACGAGTTTTGTACTCAGTACTAATTTTGCGTATTCAACAGAAACTAATTCTTTTTATTTTACAGCATCTAATACAACACCAAATAATACTCAATATAACGTTTCAGATAGTCAAGCAGCTGGCAGTAGTCAATTTGTTATAAAATTTAATTTATCGACTAATCAAATAGATCAAGTTTATTCCTTATTAGATTTATCAATAGCGCAATCAGAAGATGCTTATAATGTATTTGGAGGTGGTTGTCAAGTTTATGTATTTAATGGTCAATTATATGTAGTTAGAAGAGCAACTAGTGTTTCCCCTCAAAGTGGTTACATTGTTGTTACAACATTTAATTTAAACTCATTAGCTATTGGAACTAGTTATACAGGAGCTGCTCAAGACAAATTAGATATGCCCGTGTCTGACTTAAATTTTAATATAAAATATAATGATGCTAATCCTGATGAAGTTTTGCAAAGTTATTTTTGGTTTCCACAAGGTTCAAGCGAAAGTGTCTATGGAAGTTTGAATTTAGAAACAGGTATGGTAACGATGCATGTATATGATGCAACACCAGTACCTTTTACTACGCAACAGTCGCAAACAATAACTTATTCAGAAAGTACTGATACTATGTTAATAGCTGATGCTGGTCGTCAAACCCTATATGAAGTAGACTTCAACCATAATATTCTTGATACGTGGTCTTTAGGAGTTATAGGACATGTAACTGAAAAAGTCATTAATAGTAAAAGAATTTTTGTTTTTTACAAAAGAACACTAAGTTTTGATGAAAGTTCTGTTAATACTAGTTTTGAAGCTTATAACGTAACAGATGATTATATAATAGGAAGCATACCGCAATCAGTAGGTGGAAATCCTAGTCAGTATTCATTATATATTACTAAGAGCCTCCCTATAATTTTAAACGGTGAACCTAATAATTTCATTTATATTTTAACTAGTAATACTACTATTAAGGGAATATGTGCACCTTACGCAGTTTAAAAATTTAAAAACAAAGATATATGCAAATTAATAACTGGTCAGATCTACTAAAGTCTAAAAGACTAGCTAAGACACCAAGAGATTTAAATAATGACTTAGTCATTATTGGTACTAACACTGCAGGTAGTTTGAAAAAACAAGATACCTGGCAACCCTATGCAATGACACTTAGTGACCTTGCTGCTGCTATTGGTGGTGGTGGAGGTGGTGGTGTAAATTTTCAACTATACGCAGACCCTGCAGGATTCACTGAAATTTATGAAAAAACAGAAAGTTCTTCTCAGTATGTTCAAAAAACTGACCCATTTACACCTGGTGAAAATAGTATTATTAAATTTAATACTGTTAGTATTCCTAATGGTTTGAATTGGAGAGGTACTTGGAATATTGCTACGGCAAACTATGTATATAATGATGTTGTATCATACGTAGATCCAGGAACAAATATCTACTACACATACTGGATGTATAATGATACAGCTACTCCTCCTGCAGGTTTCAATCTACCTATAATGGATGGAGTTTCATCAAATATTTACTGGGCGCAGTTAGGTTTAGAAGGACCTGCTGGTAGAAGATCTGCATATATGGATTTGTATTTGTGGAATAATGGTATACCAACATTACTTCCTTCAGGAACATCCGTCTACACGTGGGCAAATGGTACATTTTCAAACCCTGCAACATTAAACGGTTGGAGTCAAACTATCGGAACACCAGGATCAGGACAAACTCTTTATAGATTGTCTTTATTTGTATCCAATGATGATACTGATGCTACAACAACTACAGCAGACTGGTCAACTGTAACTACTCCACAATCTATTGGATATTCTGCAGTAACTGCAGCAGCAACTGTAGCAGGATTTGTTACTATTACCGGAGCTGTGTCTACTCATATATTAAGCGCAACTGATGTTGGTAAAGTAATTCTTGTTAACAGTAGTTCAAATATTCAGATTATTGTACCAAACTTATCAGATTCAACTTATCCAGTAGGTGCTCAAACAATGATTGTAAAACTTTCCGGTTCCGGTGTAAACGTCGATGTAGTTGTTCCAGGAGCGGCATCTGTAACTGGTGGTATATCAGGAACTACTTTGACAGTTACTGCTGTAGCTTCAGGTACGCTATATCCAGGAGCTACAGTTAGCGGTACTGGTGTTAATTCAGGAACTGTTATTGTATCTCAATCATCAGGTACTACAGGGGGTGCTGGTACATATGTGGTTAATATCCCATCATCAGTAACTCCAGGTACAGCTCTTACAGCAACTACAAATGTTGTTTTAACCAGTGCTGATAGTATGAATAGACTAAGAAGTACAGGAAGTGGTGTCACACTTGTAAAACAAAATGCTTGGTCACTTTCTGGTAATTCTAATTGGTACATGTTTGGTGATTTAATTAGTTCATTCCTATAAGATTATGATAGCAACTGCAGCAACCCAAGCGGGTATTTGGGCACAATATTTAGCATCATATAGTCCTTTCTTATTACCATCTGGATCAGCTGTTGGCGCAACAACTTTTCCAGCATTAACAGGTCTGGGAACTGAGCAATGGTCTGTACCAGTCACTGCACCTAATGGTTTAGTATATTTATTTGGTTGCAATAATCAAGCTAAAGATTATGTTGTGGTTGGTAAATTAGGAAAACCTAATGAAAAAACTAAATGGTTTACTGTATATACAAATGCTAGTTTAAATAGACCTACTCTACCGGGATGGATTGATCCTGCTCCTGGTACAAATAGTGCTCAAGCAGGTTGTCAAAGATCTTATAAGGCATTTGACGCAAGACCTGTTTTAGCACCTAATGGTTTAATGTATTTATTTCCAGAAGCTAATCCTGCAGGTAGTTCATTAGTGGTATTTAATCCTAATGCAGGATATTCTACTGGTTTAACAACAGCATCAGGACAAGGTACAATATCTAATAGAGTTTTAACTATGACATCTGTTGCATCAGGAACATATGGTATAGGACAAACTATATCGTTTACAGATCCTGTAACAAGTAATACTGTTACTAGAACTATAGTATTTGTAGATCCTGGTACAGCATCATTTACAGGTTCTATTTCAGGAACTACATTAAATGTTTCAGCAGTTGCTTCAGGTACAATTTTTGTTGGCGCAACAATATCAGGATCCGGTATTACTCCAGGAACAACAATTACAGCTTTAGGTACTGGTATTGGGGGAACGGGTACATATATTGTTAGTACTCCACAAACAGTAGCTTCTACAGCTATAACAACATCATCGTTAGCAACAACAGGTACAGGTGGTGTAGGAACTTATAGATTAGACTCAGCTGTACCTAATAATGTTACAGTAGCAACTACAATATCAGGAGGGGAGTTTCCAACATGTACTTGGGAAACAGAAACATTTGCAAGTATTGCTGCTACTAAATTTTCACCAGCGATAAATCCTACTACACAACAACCTCTTGTAGTAGCTCGTAATTTAAGAGCTCCTGTATTAGCAAAAGATGGGTATCTATATTGCATGCCTGGTGCAGCTACTTCAGGTGTTGCTGGAGGTATATTAGTAAGAATCGCACCTAGAAATACATCAATAAATCCCTCATCCACTGATAGATGGGAGATGCATGGTTTTTATAACGGTATAACAGCTACTTTTATAAACGGTGTGGCGGCTACATCCACGTCTAGATTTTTTACTCCTACTGATGATACAGGTTCACCTTTAAGTAAAGTAGCACCCTATCCTACAACAAATGCTACATTTTGGTGGACACGTTTACGAGGACAATTTTTATCATATATTCATTCTGGTATTTTACATCCAAATGGTAAAATATATCTATTTGGTATGTCTAGATGGGTATTTATACTAGACCCTTCTAAATGGAGTTTAGGAGATGCTAATGTTATATATTCAAAAAATAGTTTGGCGCTAAGATCGAATATTGCAGACTATACAGCTGTTACTGGTTTTAGAACAGCAATGATTGAAAAACCTATTAGTGAATATATTGCAAAAGTAACAGAAGCAACTTCATACACGTCGGGTGCTACAGTCACAATAAAAGTTTCAGATTCTAATTACATTTATACCGGAATGACCGTTACTGTTTATTCAGGACAAGGATCATTTACAAATCCTTCAAGTGTGATTGTAGAGAGTGTGGATAAAATTAATAATACTTTTGTAGCAAAAGATACTACAGCAGGTAATGTTCTTCAGCAGAATTTTCAGGTGAATGACTTGATAAAAGTAAGTCCTACTCAACAGATGTTGGATAATGTAAAAATCATAATGTATCCTGGTTTTTCTGGTACTGGTTCTAATATACCAAATAGTTTATTTAGACCTTATATTATTGATACAACAACAGATACAATTTATCCATACGGACCATCTTTAACAGTAGGAGTTCAAGGATCATGGCCGAATGTTAACCCTGCACCAACTATAGTACCTAATGGTTTAATATTTGGAATGACTCTCGCTACATCATCATCATCACCATTTACGTTTACAGGTAGTGACTATCCTATAACAAATCCTGCCGATCCAAATAATCCAAAAGCTACAAGTGGTGGTTATGCAGGTAATTTTAATAAAAACAATTCAATAATACCAGGTTGGATAGGTACAAGTTCATTTTTTGCAAATTCTTATTCATCCAATCTATTAACAGGAGGTTCGACTTTTGGAATTAGTCAATCTATAGGTAAAATTATATATCCTTCTTGTGGTAATCAATTGGCAGCTCCAACTACTAGTATAGCAGGAGAAATGGTTAGTATAAAAGGATACTCCGCGTTTACTAGGTATTTTAATTATGCACCTAGTGATAGATTAGTCTACGAACCCCCTGCAGATTTGTATAATGATTTGGCAACAAGTTCTTATAACTGTTATGTAAATAGATGCTACTAATGATTCAAAACTTTCAAAATAAAGTATTAAATTTGCTAGATAAGATTATAGCAGCATTAACACCATGATTCCTTTTTTAGGTTTTCAAATATTAGTACTAAGAAAGCTTCAAACTATTTATGATTTGATCGTTAGTTCACCCCCGGGCGCAACAGTCTGGGGAACTATTACTGGAACATTATCTAGTCAAGGAGACTTACAAAGTGCGTTAAATGCAAAACAAGATACTCTTGTTTCTGGTACTAATATCAAGACTATTAATAGTAATAGTGTATTAGGATCTGGTGATTTAACTATAATCGAAGGTATACCCAAAACTACAGCTTCAGGAACTGACACATACACAGCTACGGTATCAGGAGTTACTGCGTATAATGATGGTGATGCTTATCTTATTAGATTTACGAATGGTAATACTACAGGAGCAACTCTTAATATTAATGGTTTAGGTGCTATTACATTATATCGTAACAATGACGGACCTATAGTTCCCGGAGATATACTAGATGGAGCAGAAATGCTTTGTGTATATAACTCTACAACACCAAGTTTTCAATGTATAGGTACATCTCCTAATACATTACTTAGTTACGTAACTAATGATGATACTGTAACTATTACTAAGGGACAACCTGTATATGCATCTGGTGGTGTGGGTGATAGATTAAAAGTAAAACTAGCATATAATACAGGAGATTCTACATCTGCTCAGACTATAGGTTTAGTATTTTCTTCATCTATAGCAGCTGGTCAACAAGGTATTATTATTATGCAAGGTCTTTTAACAGGATTAAATATACTACCCACTTCAACATGGGCAGATAGCGATCCTGTATATTTAGGAGCAACAGCAGGATCAATTACTAAAACAAAACCTTATGCTCCTAATCATCTTGTATATTTAGGTTATGTAACTACAGCTAGTAACGGTAACGCAGGTAGACTTTATGTAAGGGTGCAGAATGGTTATGAATTAGATGAGTTACATAATGTGCAAGCTCAAAGTCCTAGTTTAAAAGATACTCTTTATTACGATAATACAGTAAGTCCTGCTCAGTGGAAAACAGCATCTATTGCTACCATACTAGGATATACTCCTCAAGAGCAATTAACCTTAACTACTACCGGATCAAGCGGAGCTGCTACTTTGGTGGGTAATACGTTAAATATCCCTCAGTATTCGGGAGGTAGTGGATTAACAAATCAAATTTGGAATTTTCAAACGGCTGCTGTTATAGCGGCAAGTACTACTACATGGATAGGGGTGGGTATGACAGCAGGTAGTAATGAACAAACATCAACGGTTATTATACCTCATGCAATGACATTAACAAATATGTATTTGATGCATTATACACTAACTCAACCAGCGAGTGGTTCACAAGTCATAACTGTTAGAAAAAATGCTGTTGATACTGCACTTGTTATTACAATAGCAGCAGGAGCTGCTCCAACTGCTACACCCTATTCAAATACTACCAATCCAGTTACTTTTGTTGCAGGTGATAAATTATCGATAAGAAGGGTGAATAATGCAACAGGTAGCGGTGGCGCATTTAATGGATTATCATTTACTATAACTGCATGACATATTCAATAATTCAAGAAGATAATGTAACGCATCTTGCAATTAATAGCGATACAAAGTGGGGTACTATTTGTTTCGCGTGGGAAAATTCGAATGAAGAATTTGTGAACGCTTTAAACAGTAAGGGTATAAATCTTTTTATAGATCTACTTGTTGCAAATCCTGATACAGCATATTTAATTTTTATAGAGCCTTAATTTTTTGTATATTATAGTATGAGCGAAGCATTCAAGAAATACATGATAGAGCTACTAAAAGGAATCTATAATAAGGTAAAACAATAGTTATGACAGATCCTCAGTTTGAAAGATATACAATTGAACTCTTAAAGGGTATTTATGAAAATATAGGTAGTAAACCTTATGACACCATAAGTGGTTTTTTCACACCTCAATTTGATGGAGCATGGTCCCTAGATATATCAGAAACTATTAATGAGACAGGTTTATCAGTAGTACCAGGTACCGTAAATGATGGATTTGTAGAACTTGTTGTAATACATGCTTTTGCTGAAACATCACCCTATAGTAAAAAAACATTTCAGGTATTTAACGGAACTTCCATGCATCCAAGTTGTGTGGTAGCATGTATACCAGATCCATTAAGTACTCAAAATCTTATACTGCAATATTTTTCTGAAAATGCTTCAAGTGCTTTTACTCCAGATTCTAGAGGTATAGGACAAAGTAAAGATATAGGATTTCCTTTTGAAATAAGATTATATAAAATAGTATAATGGAAGCTGAAAACTTAGTATTTACAGCAAAGGATGTTATAGGTATAATCTTACTAGCTGTTTCAGTGTTAGGTGCTTATTTTGCTTTAAAGAAAGACGTAGAAAAAGCAGTTACTAAAATCAAAGAAATAGATACTCAGATGCTACACAAAGAAACTATAATATATAAGCGTATGTCAGAAATTAAAGATGAACAGAAGTCTGATCACGAAAAACTTTCTGTTAAAATAGACACTCTTAATCAGCATATGAATACGATAAGTACCAGTCTTGCTGAGCTTACAGGATACATTAAAGCTAAGAAAGAGGATTAATCTTCAAACATATATTAAAGTAACCCGGCTAGTCTGGGTTTTTTAATGTTTGGAAATTTAAACTTTTATTATATCTTTGCTTTAAACTTTTAAAAACCAACAGTATATGAGTCAACATGAAGTTACTCCAGAAGAGTACGAAGCTAGAAAAGCTGAGATGATGGAACACTTTCAAAAAGAAATGGAGTTCCTAAAAGTTCAAAAAGAATATGAGACTTTAATCTCTGATATTGATGAACAGCGTTTACGTAGAGCATTGATACAACAGAAGCTTGCAAATATCTATGCACCAGCTCCTGAACAAACTGATGAAGAACCTAAAAAAGAGAAGTGATGGCAAAGGTAAATCAGGTACGTAAAACTGTAAGAATGGATCTCTGGAATATTGTACGTTTTCAGATTGCAACGCATTGTACATTGAAACAGATGAATGTATCGGATTTAGATTTGAATTGCTTAACCTTTTTAGCATTAGGTGGTGAACAACCTTTAACAGAATTTTGTGATACTGCTACCAAGAACAAGATTTTTGGTAGCAGTCAATCTGTTAGAAGTGCGATTACAAAAGCGGAAAAGAAAAACCTAGTCGTTAAAAATGGTGATTACAATAAGTTAATCAAACTTAATCCGGACTTAAAGATTCAAACAACCGGTAATATTTTGTTAGACTATAAATTTGTAAGAGTTGAAAGCGAAAACAGTTAATCAGTTAATAAAAGACTATTGTTCTGAAGTAGACAATGCTGAAGACGTTGAGGAGATTCTTTCATTCTATTGGTCTTATACCAGAAAGTTAATGGTTAATAAGGAACACCCTCTTCTTTTTTTAGTAGGTCTAGGTGAGTTTGCTATAAATAGAAAGAAGTTAGCGGGAAAGATTGCTAAAACTTATCAAGCAATAGCTAGTTTAAATAAGAAAGATTATACAGGTATTGCAAAATATACAGACTTAGAAAAAAGACTCGCTGCGTATAAAGAATTACAAAGCAAAAGTCATGAACTGGTTCATAGAAGAAACAGATTTAAACAAGCATTACTAAATGATACAAAAGATCAAAACAATCTGGAAGAATAAGTGGTTGATTCTAGAAGGGGTAATAGGATATTACTTTACTAAGAAGAAACACAAGAAGATAGCAGGCTATAGAATGACTATCTGTAGAAATTGTCCTCTATTTGATATAGTTGGTAAAAGCTGTTTAGTACCCGGTACTCAACCTTGTTGTGGTAGCTGCGGATGCTCTTTAGATTATAAAGTACACAGTATGTCATCATTCTGTCCAGAAGGATACTGGGATGCTATAATGTCTGAAGAAGACGAAGATAAATTAAACGCATACATAGATGGCACTAATATTTAAACCAGAAACACATAGTTACGTAAGTATTGATCCTAGTGAGAACATCATATGGACAAGCGTAACCAGTGTCATATCCAAGTTTAAGAAACCTTTTGATGCGGAAGCTATTGCTATAAAATCTTCTAAAAACAAGAAGAGCAAATGGTATGGTATGACCCCAGAAGAAATCAAAGAAGCTTGGAAAAACGAATCACAGAAAGCAATGAATCTTGGTACATGGTACCATAACCAACGTGAAAAAGATTTACTTTCATGTGATTCAATAAGTCGCGAAGACATCATTGTACCTATAATAAAACCTATAGAAGAAGATGGATTTAAAAAAGCTCCGGAACAAAAGCTTGCTGATGGTATTTACCCTGAGCATCTGGTATATCTTAAGTCTGCTGGTATATGTGGTCAAGCAGATAGAGTGGAGGTAATTAATGGATTTGTAAACGTATATGATTACAAAACCAATAAAGAAATCAAAGTAGAGTCTTACATTAACTGGGAAGGTATCTCAGATAAAATGCTAGATCCACTTAGTCATTTAGATGATTGTAATTTGAATCATTACAATATTCAGCTTAGTTTGTATATGTATATGATTCTAAAGCATAATCCTAAACTCAAACCCGGTAAACTTATAATAGAACACATACAGTTTAAAGAAGCGGGTAAAGACGCTTATGACAATAGAGTTGTATATTATGATGAGTTTGGAGAACCTGTCGTAGATAAAGTAGTAACTTATGAGCTACCTTATTTAAAATCAGAAGTTATTAGTATAATTAATTACCTTAGAGACAATGGCAATTCTTAATGAAAATATAGATCTTTTTAAGTGTTATGTAAGAGCATCACACTTTACAAAGAAAGAAGAAGATAACGATGTGTACCATAAAGCGTATGCTTTTGCAGTACAATCTGTAGCAGGAAAGATATTAACTTTTCATGTAATGACTGACTATGGTATGCTTAGATCAAGAGTTCCTATCTCTGAGATATTTATGAAAGAACCTGTTGATGATATACCGTTTCATTTTAAACAACTTTGGGATTGTTTTTCTGAGAATGTAAGTGTTATCACCTATGATTATCTCTATGAAAAAAGATGTCAGGTAGTCTTAAAAGATGGTAGTAAAATATGGGCAACGTACCGCATGACTGTGGACTGGTATCAAAATCCTTATTCAGATGAGCCAAGTGATTACAAATGTGGTCATATACTAGTAGCAGATGATGGGTATTTACTATGTCAACCCAATAATAGAATTTACTGGAAAGACTCTAATTGGGTAACAAAAGAATTTCCTGTAGAACCATCCTCATTTAAAGTAGATGTGCATATAGAATCTGTTGAAGCTCAGTCTGATAGATGGGTGTCTGAAGATTCTAGTAATTATTATTACACAATAAACAAAATAGACTAATGCTATTAATAGAAACATATTTAGCAGAATCACCAGGTAAAGGAATAGGTTTGTATGCTAAAAACTTTATTCCTAAAGATACCATAATTTGGAAATTTGTTGAAGGCTTTGATATAAGAGTACATAAAGATCAATATCATTTGTTATCAGACTTACAAAAAAAATTTATAGATAAGTATTTTTGGGCAGAAGGAGATTATTTATACTCCTCTTGTGATCATTCTAACTTTCAAAATCACAGTAGTAATCCTAATTCAATAGGTTATGAAGATGATAAAATGATAGCTGCAAGAGATATTAATCCCGGTGAAGAAATACTGGTAGATTATGAGAGTTTTGATGATGACTTTGAATTATACAAAGAAGAATTAATATGACAATTAAATTATTTGACATACAGAATGGTGTAGTTGTTCCAACGGAACACTGCTACACCCTAGAGACATTAAAGAACTTAATGGATAAATATCCTGATAGTTACTTGAAGATTTATCAGTACTTATTTTATATGACATGTCCTAATCCAGATCTTAATCCATTCTTTTATATGATGGAAGAAGATAAAGAAGAGGTTGTGTTATCAGAAATAGCTGCTGATTTTAGTCCAGAAGATGATGGTATTCCTGCAGCTTTACATTTCTGTAGGAAGTTATATGAAACACCAACATCGCGCGCGTACAATGGTATTAAGAAAATGCTAGATAAACTAGCTGACTATATGGATAAAACACCTATAACACATGGAAGAGATGGAAATATTACAGCGTTGGTCTCGGCTGCGTCCAAGTTCCAACAAATCAGAGAGAGTTATAAAGGAGCATACAAAGATTTACAAGATGAACAAACAAGCCACGTTAGAGGTGGACAAGGACTCGCATATGACCAAATGTAATTTATCAGAGTTCTTTTTATACTATGCTGAGTATAGAAAAGAATGGTTAGCAATACCTAGAGACAAGGTTGCTGAATTTATGAATGACGCTTCTTTACCTACAAGTCATAAAGATGTTGTATCTTTGATAAAAAGGATAGAAGATGGCAAAGCAAAACATTGAGAAAGATCCACCTAAAGGTGACATCAAGTTTTCATTAACTCTTTCAGAAGAGCAAAAACGTGCTAAGGAACTTATCTTACAAAGACCATTTAACTTTCTAATTGGTCAAGCTGGTTCTGGTAAAACCTTATTAGCTGTACAGATAGCATTAGATATGCTATTTAAACGGAAGGTAAATAAGATTGTTATCACAAGACCCACTGTGTCTACTGAAGACAATGGTTTCTTACCCGGTTCTGAAAAAGAAAAAATGGAACCTTGGTTAGTCCCTATTAAATCTAACATTCGTAAAGTGTATAATAAACCTGAGATACTTACAAAGCTTGAAGAAAATGAATCTTTAGAGTTAGTATCCCTTACGCACTTTAGAGGAAGGACTTTTGAAGATTGTGTATGCATCATAGATGAGTTTCAGAACTTAACTAAAGCTCAATTACAAATGTGTATAGGACGTCTGGGTAAAAATGCTACAATGATTTTCACAGGGGACTCTCAGCAAATAGATTTAAAGTTTAAAAATGATTCAGCGATTCACGATATAGCAAAGCTTGATAAATCTGATTGGGTAAATAAAATCATCCTACATGATAATCATAGGCATGAGTCATTAAATGAAATCCTAAGACTCCTTAATGAATACTAGTTTTATAGAAATACCTACTTGGAAAAACGGTATATGGTTCACAACATCTTTTGAAACAAGAGATGAATACAAGGACTTTGTACTATCTGTATTTAAAGAACCCGGTAAATATAATTTTGATGAGACTAGTTTCTTATTTAACGAGCAAGCTAGATTATTCAATCAAAATGGTGTATACTGCATCTCTCCCCAAGGAAGTAAAGACTATAGAATATATTGGGATAATGAGAAAAATAAGTGTCGGTACGGTGTGATCTTCCAGAATGGTACCAATACTTGGTATCTCCCTAGAGACTATTACATGTGGTTGAACTTCTTACCTATCTTTAATAAGGAGATTCAGAAGTTTGGTTTCGCGGACGTGCGTGATGCGCAGTACCATATGGCGCTATACGAACTATTAGCTGAGTTACATTACAAGCATAGTTCTATACTTAAGAAACGTCAGATAGCTTCATCATACTACCACATGGGTAAGATGATTAATCAGATCTGGTTTGAAGAGGGTATTACTCTAAAAGTAGGTGCTAGTCTAAAAGACTATATTAATGATAAAGGTTCATGGAAGTTTTTAAATGAATACGAAGCATTCTTGAATAAACATACAGCATGGTATCGTCCAATGAACCCCGGGAAAGTTTTGTTATGGCAACAAAAGATCGAAATAGTACAAGGTTCACAAAAGCGTAAAACAGAAGTAGGTCTCAAAGGTGTACTTCAAGGAATGTCTTTTGAGAAAGATCCTACAAATGGGGTAGGGGGACCTTGTAAGTATTTCTTCCACGAGGAAGCTGGTATTGCTCCTAAAATGGATACTACCTTTGAGTATATCCGTCCTGCTATGAGATCCGGATTTGTTACTACAGGTATGTTTATCGCAGCAGGATCTGTGGGTGACCTTGATCAGTGTGAACCTCTAAAAGAGATGACACTCAGACCAGACCCCAATGACATATACGCAGTAGAAACAGATCTTATAGACTCTAAGGGTACGCATGGTAGATCGGGTTTGTTTATTCCGGAACAATGGTCAATGCCACCATTTATTGATGAGTTTGGTAACTCTAAAGTAGAAGAAGCACTTAAAGCACTAGATGAACAGTTTGAGAAGTGGAAGAAAGATCTTAGTCCTGAACAATATCAGTTGCGTATTTCTCAGCATCCCAGAAATATTGAAGAAGCGTTTGCTTACAGAAAGGTATCTATATTCCCGTTAAATCTTATAGGTGCTCAGATGCGAAGGATTGAAGAGAAAACTTATCCTACTGAGTTCTTAGATATTTATAGGGATGAGAAAGGGGATGTGGATGTTAAACCAACATCTAAGTTACCGATCATGGAATTCCCTGTAGATAAAAAACGTGAAGATAAAACAGGGGTATTTGTATGTTATGAAAGACCTGTAAAGAATCCGGAGTTCGGAATGTACTATGCTTCTGTTGACCCGGTAGGTGAAGGTAAAACTACAACATCGGAGTCATTGTGTTCTATATACGTATACAAAACAGCGGTAGAAGTAACCAGAAATGACGGTGAAAAAGTAGAGACTTTCATAGAAAGAGATAAGATAGTAGCTGCTTGGTGCGGTCGTTTTGATGATATTAATAAAACACACGAGCGTCTTGAATTAATTATAGAGTGGTATAACGCGTGGACAATAGTAGAAAATAATATTTCTCAGTTCATTAACCACATGCTGTATAGGAAAAAACAAAAGTATTTAGTTCAGAGATCACAAATATTATTTCTTAAAGATCTTGGTGCAAATGCTAATGTATTCCAGGAGTACGGTTGGAAGAATACAGGTACCCTATTTAAAAGTCACATGCTTAGTTATGCAATTGACTTTCTTAAAGAAGAGTTAGATGTAGAAACTAAGTCTGATGGTGAAGTTGTAAAAACCGTTTATGGTGTAGAACGTATACCGGACCCTATGCTACTTACTGAAATGGCAGCATATCAGGAAGGATTAAACGTCGATAGACTAGTATCGTTTGCTGCATTAATTGCATTTGCTAAAGTCCAACAAGCAAATCGTGGTTATAAAAAGAGATATGAGGAGACAGATAAGGCGAAAAAGTTGGATAAACGCGATAATTTCAGTAAATTGAATATGAGCCCGTTCCGTCATATTGGTGGATCCGGTTCAGCATTTAATGGAATGAAGATACCCAAACAACCTTTTAGAAACTTAAGATAATATGCAAGTATATAACGCCCTACAATTAAAGAATGGTGCGAAAGCGGATTACAATAGAATGGGAACACTTAATCAACCCATTCAGTTTATACCTCGTTCTAAGAAAGATAACGATTGGACAGCATGGAATCTAGACTGGTTGGAGTGGGAAGGATTGAAACAAATTCGTCGTAACGCACGTCGTTTGATGAAAAACTATAAACTTGCTAAAGGTATCATTGATCGTGGTGATTATATCGTTGAGCAGGATAATGAATATGCTGATCTTATTGAGACATTAACACAAGAAGATGTATCTGCACTAGAACTTAAGTTTTATCCAATCGTTCCTAATGTTATTAATACACTAGTTTCTGAGTTTGCTAAAAGAAATACACGCGTATCTTATAGTGGGGTTGATGATATCTCTTATAATGAGATGTTAGAACAAAAGCGTGCTCAAGTAGAAGAAGTTCTTTTATTTAACGCTCAACAAGATATGATGATGAAACTTTCAGAAATGGGATACCCAGAAGATTCTGAAGAGTTTCAACAAGCAATGGCGCCAGATAAAATGAAAACTCTACCAGAAATACAAGACTTCTTTTCTAAGAGTTATAAGAGTATGGTTGAGCAGTGGGCAGAACATCAGCATAAAGTAGACGTTGACAGGTTTAAAATGGAAGAACTTGAAGAACGTGCTTTCCGCGATATGCTTATTACTGATAGAGAGTTCTGGCATTTTAAAATGATGGAAGATGATTATGATGTAGAGTTATGGAATCCTGTTCTTACATTCTATCATAAGTCACCAGATAATCGATATATATCTCAAGGTCAATGGGTTGGTAAGTTTGATATGATGACTGTTGCTGACGTTATTGATAAATACGGATGGTTAATGACTGAAGAACAACTTGCTTCTTTAGAATTAATTTATCCTGTTCGTTCTGCTGGTTATCCTATTCAAGGTTATCAAAATGATGGTAGTTACTACGATGCGACTAAATCTCACGAATGGAACACTAATTTACCATCTTTAGGTTATCGCCAATTTACTTCTATGTGGGATAATACCCAGCACGGTGGTGATATCGTAAACTGGATCATGTCTCAAGACGAAGACTATTTTGATATGGGTATGTCTAACATGCTTCGTGTAACTACAGCATATTGGAAGTCACAACGTAAAGTAGGACACTTAACTAAGATTAATGATAATGGAGATGTGTTCCAAGATATTGTAGATGAATCTTATAAAATTACCGACAAACCTCAGTACAACACGTCTCTTATTAAAAATAAAACGAAGGATAACTTAATCTTTGGTGAGCATATTGATTGGATCTGGATTAACGAAGTATGGGGTGGTGTAAAGATTGGTCCTAATAGACCTACATTCTGGGGATCGAATAACCCTGGTGGTATTAATCCTATATACTTAGGTATTAATCAGAACAACATCAAACCGTTGAAGTTCCAGTTTAAAGGTGAATCTAGTTTGTATGGATGCAAACTACCAGTTGAAGGTTCTGTATTTACAGATAGGAACACCAGGTCTACGTCACTTGTAGATTTGATGAAACCTTTCCAGATTGGATACAATATTGTAAATAATCAGATTGCGGATATTCTTGTAGATGAGTTGGGTACAGTAATCATGTTAGATCAGAACGCTCTACCTAAACATTCTTTGGGTGAAGACTGGGGTAAGAACAACTTAGCGAAAGCTTATGTTGCTATGAAGAACTTCCAGATGTTACCCTTAGATACATCTATTACTAATACTGAGAACGCTTTATCATTCCAGCATTATCAGAAATTGGATCTAGATCAAACTAATCGCTTGATGTCACGTATACAGCTTGCTAATTACTTTAAGATGCAAGCATTTGAAGTTATTGGTATTACTCCACAACGTTTAGGTCAGCAGATCGGTCAGCAGACCGCTACCGGTATTGAGCAATCTATTAATGCTTCGTACGCGCAGACAGAGACTTACTTTATACAACACTGTGACTACTTGATGCCTAGAGTGCATCAAATGCGTACAGACCTAGCACAGTATTATCATTCTACTAAACCGTCAAATCGTTTACAGTATATGATTACGGAGGATGAGCGTACGAACTTTGAAATAAACGGAACAGATCTATTACTTAGAGATCTAAATATATTTGTAGCTACTAAAGCAAATCAACGTGCTATTCTTGAACAGCTTAAACAAATGGCAATTCAGAATAACACAACAGGTGCGTCTATCTATGATCTAGGTAATGTACTTAAATCTGAATCTATTGCTGAGGTATCTAATGTTCTTAAGAAAGCTGAAGTTAAGCAACAAGAACAAAAGCAAGCAGAAATGCAACAGCAACAGCAGATGCAAGAACAAGCACTTCAAGCAAAAGCTGAAGAACAACGTCAGAAGTTGGAATTTGAAGCTAGTGAGAATCAGAAAGATAGAGAAGCTCGTATTGTTGAAGCACAGATTAGATCTGCTGGTTACGGTGCTATGCAAGATCAAAACCAGAATCAACAGTCTGATTACATGGATGCTCTTAAACAAATTCAAAGTTCTGAAGAATACATTCAGACAATGGGTTTTGAAAAAGAAAAAGAGGTAAACAAGCAATCAGAACATAGAGATAAAATGGAAATCGAGCGTCAAAAACTTGCTACTCAACAGCAGATTGCACAAACACAATTGCAAATTGCAAGAGAAAACAAGAACAAATACGACAAAAAAGACAACGATAAAAATAAGAAAAAATAACTTTTTGCTATAGAATCTTATTTTCTTTTTTTAGAATATTAATCTATAAAGTTTAAAGTTATAATTTTGTGTATATTATTAATGTAAAGCTAAACCAACTTTATGAGTACGACTAACCAAAACAATGATTCTACTTCTGTAGAAGAAGTAGAAATCAACCTAGATGAAATTCTAGGAACCCCGGGAGCAGAAAACGTTATGCTTCCTGACACAGATGGTAAGAAGACTGAAGCGAAACCAAGTATCTTCAGTTCAACTTCACCAGATATGTCATTTATTGACAACGAATTAGATGAGGATGACTCAGATGATTCAAAGGAAAAAAAGGTAGATGTAGATTCTATTATCAAAGAAGCAGATCCTGAAGATGACTTCTCTGGTCCAAAAGATAATGAAACTAATGAGAAACCAGTAGGTAGACCAAAAGTTGAAAAAAGCGGACTTGCAGAAGTATTCAATAAAATGATTGAATCAGGTAAGATTGTTCCTTTTGATGATGACAAACCTTTGGAAGAATATTCTGTAAAAGATTTTGAAGAGTTGCTTGATGCAAACTTTAACGAAATGGAAAACAGACTTCGTCAAGAAACTCCCCTAGAGTTTTTTGATTCTCTTCCAGAAGAACTACAATATGCTGCAAAGTATGTAGCAGATGGTGGTGCTGATCTAAAAGGTTTGTTTAAGATCTTGTCAGAAGTCGAAGAACACAGAGAGTTGAATCCTAAGAATGAGCGTGACCAAGAAGTAATTCTACGCGAATACTTAAGAGCAACAAACTTTGGAACTGATGACGATATTGACGAAGAGATCATAGGATGGAAAGACAGAGGTGAACTAGAAGCGAAAGCTATGAAGTTCAAACCAAAGTTGGACAAGATGCAAGAACAAGTTGTAGCTCGCAAAGTTGCTGAACAAGAAAGAATTAGAAAACAACAAGAAGCAGCAGCTCAACACTACATGCAGAATGTTTACTCTACATTACAACCAGGTGAGTTAAACGGTGTAAAACTTGATAAGAAAACACAATCAATGTTATACAGTGGATTAGTTCAACCACAATACCCATCCATGTCAGGTAGACCAACAAACTTGTTGGGACACTTACTAGAGAAGTATCAGTATGTTGAACCTCGCCATGATTTGATTGCTGAAGCATTGTGGTTGCTAGCAGATCCTGACGGATATAAAACTAAACTTAGAGGTCAGGGTCAACAACAAACAGTTGAAAAGACTGTGCGTCAGTTAAAAACCGAACAAGCTAAAATGCAATCTAGTACTCCTGTAGTTGAACGTGAAGAAACACGCCAGCGTAGGATACCAAGAAACGATAACTTTTTTAAACGATAGAAAATGAAAAAAATGCAAAAAGGTGGTAAGACACCAGCAAAAAAATCTAGTGGATCCGGATATGTACCCGGTGTAGCAAGACCGAGCACGATTGTAAAGAAAGGAGAGGATATGATAATTAAGGGAGCAAAGAGTGCTGGTAAAAGCGCTTATGCAGGTGCTAAAGCAATTGACGATAAGCTAGATAAAAGTTCTACATACAGAGGTATGAAGAAAGACGTAAAAAAAGTAATGAAAGCAATTTCACCTTTTAAGAAAGGTGGATCGATGAAGAAAAAATAACCCTTTTAATTAATAAATAAAAAATGGCAACTCCAGTTTTAAACAATGGTATATTTCTACGAGATACCAACTACCAAGCTAGTTCACACGTAGATTCTTACCACTTGGTTAACATGTTGAGAAATGCAGAACCTATGGATCTAGGACCAGTTGACTTGTGGGCAATGGTTCAGAAAGTAGAAATGCCTCTTTATCAGATGTCTAGCTTTGGTGGAAAGAACGTAATCACAGTTGATAACGCTCGCGGAGAGTACAAATGGCAGACACCTGTCGTTCAAGATCTTCCTTACGTTGTTGACAATGTTCTTACCGATTTAGGTGAGGGTACACAACCAACTAACCTAGGTACTGATGGAACTACATTCCAAATCAAGATTTCACGTCGTGAGTTTGGACATGGTGACATCATCACTTATGACAAGTACAATGGATCTGAGATGTACATCACTGCAGACGATATCATCCCTACTGGTGATGGTTTCATCTACACTGTACAATTGGTAAACAATGACAATGGTCAAGGTATTGACTGTAGCAAGTACTTGCAACCTGGTGACAAGTTGTTCCGTAAAGGTTCTGCTCGTGGTGAGTACGGAGAGCGTTTCTCTGATATCCAAATTCAATCAGGTTTCCGTGAATACTACAACTTCGTAGGTGGTGCTGAAGCTCACGTACATTACTCTGTTTCATCTCGTGCTGACTTGATGATCAAAGGTGGTATGAACGCTGACGGTACAGTTCCTGTAGTTGAGATCTGGAGAAACTTTGATAAGACTTCTGATCCTTCTATCACTTCTATGGAAACTATGGTTTCTAAGATGGGTAAGGATTATGTTAAGCGTGCAATGGGTAACGGTTCATTGTCTCGTACTTTCTTGACTGCTATGGAAGCAGCTCACTTGACCAAAGTTGCATCTGACATTGAGACTTACTTGATGTGGGGACAAGGTGGTCGTGTTCGTCAAGACGGTCCAGATGATTTGCGTTTGTCTGTGGGTCTTTGGAAGCAGTTGGATAACTCTTTCAAGCGCGTATACAACAAGTCTGGTTTCACTTTGGATTTGTTCCGTTCTGAGATCTATAACTTCTATGCTGGTAAAGTTGACTTCCAAGGACCAGATCCTAAGCGTCAATTGATCGTACAAACCGGTATGGGTGGTATGCGTATGGTTAACGAAGCTATTAAGAAAGAGGCAATCAATTCTGGTTTGTTGATCCAAGCTGCTGATATCGGTGCTATCACTGGTAAGGGTATGGATTTGAACTTCGGTTTTGCTTACACTTCTTACGTTATCCCATTCTTGGCAAATGTTAAGTTTGTATTGAATCCTGCGTTCGACAACTTGCATACTAACGATATTGAGAATCCTCTTATCGATGGTTTCCCATTGTCTTCTTACAACTTCATTATTTTTGATATCACCGATAACACTAACGATAACATCTACATGTTGAAGTTGGGATGGGATAATCAATTGAAGTGGTGGTACCAAAACGGAACCATGGATTACATGGGACGTACTCAAGGATTCCAGTCTTCTGGTCAATTCAACGGATACCGCGTATACATGACACAAATGATGCCTGCTATCTGGGTAAAAGACCCAACCAAGGTATTGAAGATTGTTATGCGCAACCCAATTACCGGAGGTTCTTTCTAATCTTTATAAATGTAAAACGGGGGAGGGTGAAAACTCTCCCCTTTTTACTATATTTGTCAAACATAAAAAACCAACAAAATTATGAGCTTTACAATGGTACAGGAACCTATTTCTAAAAAGGGTCCTATTGCAGTTAAACCTTACGTCAATCAGTCCGTTGACAACATGGGTCTTCAAAATTACGGACTAGCACTTTTTGAAGGTGTATATCACGAAGAACAATTAGCTTGTATCGAACATAACGGAATCAAACGTTATGTTACAGGTCTTAATGAATTTGCTCCTGAGATCAAATTGATTAAAGATCCTGAAGTAAGAGAAGCTAAAATCAGAGAGATTAGAAATGTAGTATGTGAGTTAGAAAAACAACTTGCTGCAAATGTTCTTAATCCTGATGATCCTGAGTTCTGGAATAAAGTAAAATTACTTCGTCCTGACAATGATGAGTTTTGGGCAAAGATTACAATGCGTTGTGGTAACACACCTGTTAATTTAGATCCTACAAAAGATCCTTATGATCTTATTAAAATATATGCAATTGAATCAGGTGGTTTTAGCATTATTGCTAAATCTTATGAAGATGCAAAAATTAGAACTAAAACACCTAAATTCTATTTAGACAGATATGAAGATACAGCTTCTACAAGAACTGAACTTAAGAAACTTCGTAACAAAGCACTTGCTGAACTTCAGAAACTTATTGATAAGAATACTAATAAGTTATTCTATATAGGTAAGTTAGTGGATGTAGCTGGTGCAACATATCGTAAATCTACCCCTATTGATGTAATCTATGATATGATGGATAAACACATTATGGGAGAAGGTACAGAACGTAATGCTAAACGTGCTGCTGAAGAATTCCTTAATACTGCAAATCTTGACATGGAGACTTTGAAACTCAAGGCGATTGTTAAAGATAGTATTTACTACAAAGTATTTACAGCAAAAGCAGACGGTATGATCTATCATAAGAACACAGGTTCTCTACTAGGTAGAAATGTTGCGGAGGTTGTTGAGTATTTAAGAAATCCTCTGAACGAAAGTATTTTAGCAGACGCAACAAAAACTGTAGAAAAGTATTGGAATAATTAGTATATTATTAGTATGGCAGCTAAGAAAACAAAATCTAAGGTGAACGCCGCTGGTAATTACACCAAACCTGGTATGAGAGAATCTTTGTTTAAGAAGATCAAAGCTGGTACTAAAGGTGGTGATCCAGGGGAATGGTCAGCTAGAAAAGCACAATTACTTGCTAAAGAGTATAAGTCTAAAGGTGGAGGATATAAGTAATGGCGCTAGCTAAATCACAACAGAGTTTAAAGAATTGGAGTGATCAAAAATGGATGACTTCAGGTACTCATGCAAACACTAAGAAAGGATCTTCTAAAGAGGTTCAATCTAAAGGTAAAAAAAGATACTTACCTAAAGCTGCGTGGGATGCTTTAACTCCTGGTGAGAAAGCTGCTACTAATGCTGCTAAAGCAAAAGGTAACAAATCTGGTAAACAGTTTGTACCTCAACCAAAATCAGCAAAACAAAAATCTAAAAACTTCAGATAATATGGCACAAATCAAAATGTCTAAAGAAGACAAGATGCGTGAAGAACGCTGGAAAGTAGAATCTGCTATGGATACTATACGCAGATATAACGACCTACAGAAAGATAAAGCACTTTTAGGTAAGGTTCGTAAAGCTACTCAAGAACAACTAATGATGTTAGGTGGTATGGTAAAATCTACAACAAATCGTAAAACTAAAAAATAATGGCAAAAAAACTAGTTAAAAAACAAAATGGTGGTTCTCCTGAAAGAGATGAACGAGTCATAAGAAGAACTACAAACAAAATTAATAGATTAGATTCTAAAGTTAAGAAAGTTGCACAACGCGCTGATGATGCTTATGCAAAAGCTGGTGAAAACTTTGGTAAACCTAGTGAAAGTAGATTTGACAATAAAGGGGATAGACTAAGCTACAAAGCATCTCGACTAAATAGAAAATCTCAGGACCTTCAAGAGAAACGTATGGATTATCTAACCAAGCCGGATTCATATAAAAAAGGAGGTTCGGTTAAAAAACAAGGTGGTTCTGTAAAAAAGAAAAAGTAATGGCGAAATCTGCTGCGTGGACACGTAAAGCTGGTAAGTCACCTTCAGGTGGTCTTAATGAAAAAGGTAGAAAGTCTTACGAAAGACAAAATCCTGGATCAGATTTAAAAGCACCACAACCTGGAGGTGGTCCTAGAAAGAGATCATTTTGTGCTCGAATGGAAGGTATGAAGAAGAAGAATACATCTTCTAAAACAGCTAACGATCCTAATAGTAGAATAAACAAATCACTTCGTAAGTGGAAGTGTTAAACTAAATAACTATGGCAAAAAAATGTATGAAATGTGGAGGATCCATGAAGATGAAATCTGGTGGATCTTTTCCGGACTTAACTGGAGACGGTAAAGTTACAAAAGCAGACGTTCTAAAAGGACGTGGTGTATTTAAAAAGGGTGGTCAAGCGCATCCTGGTTTTAAAGCAGTAGCTGCTAGTATTGCTAAGAAGCAAGGTGTATCAAAAGAAGCAGCATCAGCTATTCTTGCATCTTCTTCTCGTAAAGCATCACCCGCTGCTAAAAAAGCAAATCCAAGATTAAAACGCGTTAAAGGATAATGAATAATCTTACTCTACAATTAAAGATTAAGCAGCGTCTAAACAAGTTAGATAGTTTAGACTATGATAACTTGCAGTGCTGGCAAATCGTTGAAGCTTTTAATAAAGCTCAAGTAGAGTGGGTGCGTCGTCAAGTGCAGGGTGTTAATCTTACCAAGACAGGTGATGAGCAAACCAAAATGCGTATTGACGATCTACAAAGATTGTTGATAGAAGTTCCTATGACTCTTACAAACAAAGGTTTGTATATGGAGACACAGGAATTACCTACAAACTATTTATACTTTAAACGTATTAATGGTCACGGTCAAAAAGATTGTTGTGATAATCCTATGGCAATGACAATTACTTACTTAGCAGAAGAAGAGAATGTTCCTTTGCTTTTGTCAGATGAACTAAAGAAACCCAGTTTTGAATGGGGTGAAACTTTCTGTACACTAGTAGGTAATAAAATAAGAATCTATACAAATGGAGAGTTTAGTTTACATGAAGTAAAACTTATGTATTATAGACTCCCTGTATTTGTACAGCTTATTAACTGTGTCGATCCTTATACAACAGTACAATCTACAGCAGATGTACTTTGTGAATTTAAAGATGATATTACGGAGATCCTTGTAGATGCAGCTGTAAACATCTTATCAGGAGATATTGAATACATGACACAGTATCAAGTATCTCAACAATCAGTACAAGAAAATAGTTAATCATGAGACAATTGAAAATTGAAGGTGGTGGAGCTACCGGTAATGCAATGAAACAAATGACCGGTGCTATAACAGCACTTACATTTGAACTTTTAAATGGTGTTACAAAAATCCACATTGCTCATCTTAAAACAACTAGTTACTCTGCACATATTGCAATGGGTGAGTTCTATGATGGTGTTGGTGACTTTGCAGATAGTCTTGCTGAACAATGGCAAGGTGTTACTGAGAAACTACTAGACTATCCTACATCTACTGAACTTAAAGCAATGAGTACACCTGAAGAATGTGTAAAGTATCTTCGTGGACTTTATGATATGTGTAGCAAAGTTCAAGATACTTGTGAGCATTCTGAGATTATAAACACAATCGATGAGATTAAGTCATTGATTAACAGTACTAAGTACAAGCTAATTTTCTTGAAATAAAATTTGGAAGTTTAAACAAGACTTCTTATATTACTTATATATTTATAAAAACAAAAAACTATGAGTTACTTTAATCATGCTTTTAACAAAACCTTTGTGGGAACAGACGGTTTTGTTAACGACGGTACTACAGCTACATCAGCTTTAGCTACTGGTCAATTTGGTTTCTATGATCCTAAAACATGGACAAACCAAGCTACTGCACCTACTAACGGATGTCCTTTGGTACTTGTTGCAGGTTCTATTCATGCTGCAGCAAATGACAAAATCGGTCCTTTTGCAGGTGGTTACAGCGAATCTGTAAAATCAAAAAGTATTAACCCTAAGTACGTTAGTAAATTTTACAAGGTTCTTCCTTGTGATTCACAATTTGCACAAATTACTGTAGGTTCTAACTATGCTAATCAACCTACTGCTGGTGATCCTTTGATTTCTTGCAATCTTAATTCAGGATCAGTTGTAAACCGTGAGTTTGTATGTAATAGTACTTACAATCTTCGTGTTGACATTAAGGGTTCTCCTGCATTACGTTTCTTAACTCGTAACAGTTACTATACAGCAGCTGCTTATACAGGTTGTTGCGCTGAAGGAGTTGATGGAATTGGTCAAGCGGTTAATCCTTTGATTGTATATGTACAATGGGCATATCAGTTGTTGAATTCTCCTTTAGTCTCTCCTTTTATTCAGGTTGAAATTACTTATACTTTGGATTATGATACAGCAAGTCCTGTATGGGAAAGTATTGGTGATGGTACTAACTCTGCTCAAAATTTGGAACTATTGTTAGATTATATCAATGGTGTAACACCACTTCCTGATGTTGTTAACTATACAACTTATTCAGGAACCACTGCTATTCCTGGATTAGGTCGTGCAGGTTTGATCATCAATGGTGCTTATGTAGATACTACGTTCGGAGATTGTACTTTCTATCCAAGTGATTCTTTGATTTCTAAATTGGAGCCAGTTAAGATTTATGCTTCTGAAGTAGATTTGAATGGTGATCCTTGTGCATTTGGTGGAGTTTGTGTATCTAACACATGTCCTGGTTATCAAGGTACAGGATACGGAGAAACTGTAATTCGTGATTTAATCATGACTGAAGCTTATATGCAACAACCTTTCTACACTGGTAGAGATTTGCGTATTCGTGAAATCACTAACGGTGATGATGTAACTGCAGCTATCAATCGTAATACATCATATACACGTTACTATATTCAGCATAATGTACCTCGTTTCAATAATCCATCAAGTACTTTTGATAATGATCAATATTTGCTTGAGATTATTGCTCCTTCTAATACAACTACTCCTGGTACTACATCATGGGAAGATTTTGAAGATTTTATGGGAACATGGTTGAGTAGTGCTGGTAGTGCTTGTACACAATTGGAAATACTACAGTGCCCTGCTACTTGTACCCTTATTGATCCTGTTAATGACTAATCTAGAGTTTTGATAATAAAAAGGGTGAGAATCAAATCTCACCCTTTTTTATTTCATTTATTATGATTAATTTCGTAATTTAATAGTATATGGCAAAACATCTTTTATCTTTAGATATGCCTAACACTTTGAATACTTGTATTCTCAGAGTGGTAGACACCAGCACATATGATCCTAGTATGGCACCGGGATCATTAACTCTTGAAGTTCTTGCACCTGGATATACCAATGCAGTAGCATACTATCCAACAAGTAGTTCATTTAATCTTAGTCTTACAGCTTGTGATTTAGGATTGCAGACGACTAACTGTACAACAGTTCGTAATGATATTCCTGATGGTGTGTATGCTATAAAGTATAGTGTTGCACCAAATGAGTATGTCTATGTGGAATATAACCACTTACGTATTACAGCAGCGCTTGCTAAGATTCAAACTATTCTTTGTTGTCTAGATGTTCCGAATTGTGAACCGGTTCAACCTTTGAAGGATAAACTAAAAGAACTAAATTTGCTAACTACTATGTTAGAAGCAGCTAAAGCAAAAGTTGAATATTGTCATAATCCTAAACAAGGAATGGACATCTATAATTATGTAATGTCCAGATTGACAAAACTTAGTTGTAACTGCGGATGTGAATCATGCTAACTTTTTAAAAAACCAACAATATGAGCAAATGTCCAAACTGTGGAGCAGCAATGAGCTGCGGATGTCAAAAGAGAGTAACCCCTGATGGAAAAGTAGGTTGCAGTAAATGTGTTAATCAATTAAAGACACCTGCACAAAATCAGGTGCAAAAGAAACCATAAGATATGTCATTAATAAAAGCTTATTATACTACTAGAGCGTCCTCAGAAGCAGGGTATACAAATAATGGAAATGACTTTGAAAACATACCTTTAATTCCCTCGGAATTTGGAGGCGGTGGAAGTTGTGTAGGAATAGATCCTAACAATGGTAATAAAGTAATTTTTGCAGGTAATCCAAGTACAGGTACTATTATAAGAACTTCTGATGATAACGGTGATACCCTAGATACACCAATAGGTGATTGGATAAGCTTTGATATAAATGTGGATCCTGGTCTAGGATCTAGAGTGATTGTACTGGATTCGAATATAAGTTACATATACGGAACAGAGGGTTTATATAAATCAATAGATGGCGGAAACACTTATAATATTGTAAACAATGACTTTGCAAGTTTATACGCTAGTACTATAAGTTTTGTAAAACTTCATATGTCGGATGAACTAAATGGTATTATAGGTTTTAGTAATCCGGGAGCGACTCCTAATCCTCAAGTAAAATTATTGCAGACTAATGATGGAGGTATAACCTGGACAACTGTTGTAGGATTTGATGCATTATTATCTATAGATCAAATCTGTGGTGTACATCTTTCAAGTGATGGTACAAAAATGGTTGTTGTAGGAAAATCAAAAATATATCTTTCTACAGACTCTGGAGCAACTTGGAGTGTAGCGCAGGTTTTTTCTCCAGTATCAACAACTATATATGGGACAGCATTCGATGCAATAAATGATCTTGTAATGTTTGCTATGGGAGGAAATGATACTATTTACATGACTGTAAATGGTGGTATAACATGGACTCTTCAATCCAGTTCTCCAGGAAATAATTCTCACTTGTTTAGTTTTTATTCTGAGACTGAAGGATATACAGCTAGATATAATAATAGTTTAGGTATCCATCAGATATTAAGAACATTTGATGCAGGTGTTACTTGGCAAGTAGCTGACAATATAGGTGGAACAGCATTAGATCTACAAGCTGTTTTTTACAATTGTGGAGAATGTCCTCCAGGATACATAAAGAATAATAATCTTGATCAGTGTGATGGTAAATCTTTAGGTCCGAACTTATGTCCTCCAGGATTCAACTATGATGTTCCATCAGGAACATGTATTGGTACACAAGATTGTCCTTTAAGTGAAATTGTTTTTATATTAGATTTAGGAGGTTCTGTTTCTGCGCAAGAAAGAACAGATATGATTGCTTTTCTACAATCTGTTGTTAGTGCGCCAAATATTTTAGCAGGTCTACAAAATAGTACTATTAAATTAGGATTCTGTACATTTTCAGTAGCTGCACTACCTGGTAATAGTCAAGATAATCCTCTATTCTTAACTAACAATATAATAGATATAAATAATTACATTACTAGTTTATCAGGACTTGCTCAAGGGTCAGGTACAAAAACATTAGACGGTTTTGTAACAGGTACTCAAATAATATTCGGAGCGGGTTCTGATCCTAATGCTATAAAGAAATTTATTTTAGTTACTGATGGATTTCCAGCAAGTATTACAGGAAGTTCTCAAACTTTTTCATTAAGTAATAATGCAGGTGTTTCAAACAGTTGGACAATTACATCTTCAACAGGATCTTCCTGTAGAGATTCCGGTGCATATAATGATTGTACCAGGTGTGATATTTATCAGACTTCTATGGAGATGTCTGACTTCATTAAAAACTCCCTAAATGTAAACATAACACTTGCTATTTTAACGGCTACTACACCAACTAGTTTAAACACTGTTTTATTACCAAGTCAAAATCCATCAGGAGCGCCTAGTGTAGAAGCGTATCTTACGTATCGTGCTATTGTAGAAGGTTATCTTGATCAGATGACTCATATATTTCCACCTTCTCAAAATCCAGCAAGTCCATATTATGTAGATTCTACAGATGGTTATCAACCACCAAACCCTATAGCTGGTGGTAATTTAGGACTTACTGGACTTACCAATGTACCTACAGGTATTCCTTTCGGAAGACTTGTATATGGTCCAGCACAAAGTAGTACAAACTATAGTTTATTTTCTACTTCACCTGGTGGTTTTTGGAAAGCTTTACCAGCTGCATATACAGATAGTATAACAGGTAATCCTAGTTTGTCAATTACTAATTCTACTTTTTCTCCTGCAGGAATATGGAACTGTAACGCACCTGGCGACCCTGCAAATATTTATGCACCTATGTGCAGTTATAAATCAACTGGTGATCTTGATGCTTACATATCTTCTTTTGCGGATGCAGCGGATCAACTAGCGCCTCAAATTGCGGAAGGTATTTGTTCTAATACAATTAATGTAAGTTGTGGTGAAGGGTGTGAAGTTGTTGTTGTAGGAAATAATGCTCAGTGCGAATGTCCCAAAACAGTATATATAACACCATGTATATATAATGTATATGATTGTCAAGATCTTACTACACCTCTGTATTGTTCAAAGAATGATTTAAGTGCTTACATAGGATTTGATATTGTTGTAAAAATTGAAATAGACGGAAACCCTATAGATGGTTGTTTTGTAATTGCTGTAAGTGATATTGACTATTGTGATCCATTAGATGTAAGCAATGTTAATGTTAGCGAGCAGTTTACAACTTGCGAAGAGTGTGCACCATTAGCTGTTAGACTAACTTCTTGTTATAATGAGGAAATTTACATTCAGGTAGAATCAGAAGTACTCTATAATAATATCGGAAAGTCTGTTGAGTTATTTGAATATCCAGGATTTTGCTGGAGAATTGATGTCGAACCCGAGTTTCCTACAGAATTAGTACCAGTTACCATAAAGAAAATTTATGATGACTGTGACTGCTGTAAACAATACTCATGTAAACCCTAATATAAATGAATTGCGTAACTTTACAGAACTGTGAGAATAACAATGAAGTACTGATAATACCAGCAATATACTCAGTATATGTTGGTACTGTTATTAAAATCGCAGGATCTGATGCTTGTTGGAGTGTTATTAATAACACAGCACCTTGTGATGGAGTTCCTGATGTTACGATAACACAAGTCTGTGACGATTGTATAACATGCTTGCCAGCTACTGAACCAGAAATACCAAAGGTAGTTCCTGAATACTTTGAGCAGTTTACACAAACTTCTGAAACTCAGAATGAGATTGATACTAATGTTAAGTTTGCTAATGCTTATTGGGATATATTCAAAGGTTTAAAACATGGTATAGAATCAGTATGCACTAATATTGATATTGACAGAATTACTGTAAAAAAGAAAGCATGCGATCTTGCTAACTTATATAATGCAAATGCATGTATAGTACCGACACCTGCACCAGAACCAGAAGTTTGTGAGGAACCTACAGGTGTTCCATTACCAGCTCCTGTTACTGTTACCTATACATACGGAACTTATGGTGATCATACATATAACCCATCGATAGAACCATCCATAGGTTGTTGTCCTGGTGATATTTGCTGTACTTATTTCTTAGAAGATTTAGGAGATGAAATTTTTACTTTTAACTTTGTTGTAACTGAGGAGATTACACCTGCAGACTTACCAGTACTTGTAAACTATCAAGGTTGTTGTATGCTTATTAATAACGTTGTTTCTCCAATAAGTCCGACTGTTATTCCTAAAATCAAAACTATTGATTTTACAAACCCTGCTGAAACAATGATTATAAATAATGGAGAGTGTAATTCTTGTTTCTCCTAATATTTTGAAACTGACTAAAAAATACGTAAATTATATATAAGATGATCCCAGTAAAACCTTCAAATAATCAACAGAACTGTAACCCTATATCGAGTAACTGTGTTACTTGGCAAGGACCAGATATTGCATGTATCAATCTACAAAAGGGTGATACAGTAAGTGATGTTACTTATAAACTAGCTGTTGAACTTTGCGACTTATTAGATCAAACAAATCTTGATTCTTTTGATTTAAGTTGTTTTGATCCTGTTTGTCCAAAACCAGAAAACTTTCATGATTTAGTTCAGTTTATTATTGACAAACTATGTGCATTAAATAACTGTTGTTCAGGAGCTACACCTGTAGCACTCTCTTCTACAGCTAAATCTTTCTCGGTATCGTCTGCACAAACAACCGGAAATTGTCCTGATTGTGTAATAACAATAGCACCTTGTTTTCAGTATACAGACGGTTTTGGTAATAACATTACCACAATGAATATTGCAGACTATGCTGCTGCGATAGGAGCTCGTGTTTGTACATTGTCAACTCAGTTTGCAGGATTGCAAACTACTGTAAGTAATCAAGGTCAACGTATTACTAATCTTGAAACATGGGTGAATAATTATTCACCTTCTGTTCCTACAACTTTATCTAATTGTTTATATCCTAATACTGTATTACAGGTTACTACTTTTTGTCAATCACTTGAGCAAGAGTTTTGTAATCTAAGAAATGCTACAGGAACAACTACATCTATCATTAGTGCTATTTCTAAACAATGCACTAACTTAGATAATCTTCCAAAACTATATGGTTCTGGGTTGATGGGTATGACACCAGGTTGGGTTTTACAATCTAACTATAGTACCGCAGCTGATGCTATCAATAATCTTTGGTTGACCGTGTGTGATCTTAGAGCTGCTGTAGATAATATCTTAAACACTTGCTGTAATGATTCTCTTACTTGTAATAGTACAAGTGTTTCATTCGGAACCATTAGTATAGTGTCAACAAACTTAAGTGTTCCTCTTTTAGGAACTACCGCACCCGGTGCTGTTGATTGTGCTGCAGGTATCGCTTTAACAATTGCTGATAAATTTGGGAACACCTATGCTGTTTCTCCAGTTCCAGCTATCGTAGCTAATCTTAATGGTGCTCCGATAACTGTAGCACTTGGAGCAACTGCTGTACAATCATGGTCAGACTTAGATATAATACTAACATACTGTATAGAGAATACAAATAATATTGCTTGTACTGGTAGTATCAGTTCATCTTTCTTGAATCCCGGAATGGTTCCTTCTTTAACTTACAACACTTCTATACCTGCAGAAATTTATTTCCAATTTACTAACCCCGCTTCTATTGTAGGTGTTACTTACTATGTTCAACTTTATGCTGACGATGAAGTAACACTAATCGATACTAAAACTTTTGTTAATCCTATCACAACACCTCTCACAGATGGTTTTATAGGTTTGACATCAGGTACTGACTATAAGATAAGAATCGGTACACAAGTTGGTACATACATTAGATATTCAGGATTTGACTCAGTAACAGCTTCGTAATATGGCATGCACTAAATGTAATACATCAAATAATACTTGCGGGTGTAAGGATACACCTGTTCAAGTTCCTTTTGTTCCACAATGTCCTCCGGACCCATTGTTTCCAGATCCTAATCCTTGTAGTGAAACTATCTTAGATACTTGTGTAAAACATCGACCTCTATATAATATATATAACGCGCTAAACTCAGTAGGTTTACCAGGTATGCAGATAACTCCGAATACTACTTTAGAACAAGTATATCAGATGTTATCAGTTAACTTTTGGGAACCAACTTGTCCTTGTGCAATGGATTTCCATCTTAGTTATTTAGGTACTACAGCTGTAGTATTTAACTGGACAGATGTACTTCCTTTAGGTGATACCTATTCATTAAGCATATCTACAGATCCTAATTTTGGAACAGTTAGTACTATTGATACTTTAACAGGTGGTAGTTTAACTGTTCAGAATTTAACAGCTGGTACAACCTACTATGCGAAATTAGAAAGCGTATGTGGTATTGGACAAGGTAGTATTACAGCTACAATCTCATTTACAACAAATTCATAAATAGTCTACGTTTGTTGGTTTAGCGTGACTAACCTGAGAGACCCCTGGTAATGATCAGGGGTTTTTCTATTTGGTTGATACTTAAATCCTTTGTAACTTTCAAACCTCGAATAAATTTTGTAAATTATAATAAGGACTATGGAGAACTTTAGAAAACCGGATCTTAATAAACCTCGTTACAGAGCACCTAGAAAAAATGCACACGATAAACATTTTTTAAAAGCTTTACGGGAGAAGTATCCTCATTTGAAAAAATATAAACCTGCTCAGATAGCTAAGATTATCAGAACATTTAATAAAGAGAAAATAGTTGATACTGTTATTAATACTAGAGAGGGTGTAGACTTATCGCAAGGTATTGGTAGATTATTTATAGGTAGCTGTCATGTTGTTCAAAAAGAGAATGTGGACTTTGGTAAATCAATTAAGTATGGTGTAAAAGTCATGCATAAGAACTGGACCACAGATGGTCAGCTAGGTAAAATATTCTATACAAACACTAATGTTAAGTATAGAATAGAGGATAGTACATTATGGATTTTTAAACCAGCGCGTGAGTTTAAAAGATTGGTAGCAAAGATGTTTCCAGAAAACTGGAAAATGTATGTAGAGGTTAACGGTAAAGATTATATATCAAGTTACCATAAAGTACCTAAGAAAAAAATAAACGTGGATATATCAGATGAATATAACGAATTTGAATAATGAATACAATAGCTGAAGCAATATCAAGAGTACGTAATGGTATCAAAGCAGTTGATGCTGACTCTTTTATTACTGATCGATTGATTTACAGTAACATACTTAAGTATGCTAAGATGTTTATCAAAAGACAGGATGGTCAAACCAGTCAAGCAAAGTTTAACTCTTTGTATAAAAGAATACCTTGCGTCGATCTTATAGAGGTTGATAAAGTTGCAGCTTGTTGCGAAGTGCAATCAGGAATAAAAATTAAACGTACTAAAGAAAAACTACCTGCTATTTTAGAAGGATCTAATGGACCGCTATTAAGAACAGTAGCATCTATAGATGGTTCCGTAGAAGCGTTCAGAACAACTCCTCAGTTATATACGTCATTACAAAAAACATCCGGATTCAAATATAATAACAAAAAGTATTACTGGTTATTAGACGGTTATCTTTTTATTCCTAATGTTGAATGGGATAGTGCTCAAATTGATGGAATCTTTGAAGGTTCCTTAGCTGGATTAACTTGTGATGATGAATGTCAAGCTGTACAAAGTCAATACTTAAATATACCCGCTGATCTATTTGCACAAATAGAACAACAAGTAATCAACGACTTCTTAAGAAGTAGTCAGATAAATACGGATCCGGCACCTGCAGACAAACAAAGTTTACTTAGATCATAATCATGAATTATAATTATACACTCAAATACAGAAGTTTTGATTCTTTACTCGAAGATGTAAGAACAGACTTACGCAGTATTGCAACAGACGGTGTTATTGAACCAGCACAGTTAATTAAGATTGCAATGAAAGTAAACTATGATTTAGGTCTGCGCATAGAAAAGACTAATGAAATGGTTCTAGAAATAGAACACTATAGGACACGTCTTCCTGAGAACTTTCATGTAATGAACTTTGCATTACTTTGTGGAGAATACAGTATTACAACAACACTTCCGCAAGGAACTAATATTCAAGAAGTTGTACCTAGTTACAAACCTTGGGTTGAAGCTACAACATGTGCTGGAACAACGTTACCTCCTGAGTCTACATGCTTAACACAATGCGGTAATACATATAGTCTCATACAGGTAATAGGTACAGAAACTCGTACATATAACATGCTTACTCCTTTAAGATTTAAAAATGCTTACATGATCAATTGTGATTGTGCAGACTTAAACTATAAAGGTAAAGATGAAGGTTATATCAAAGATGGGTTTATATTTACAAATCTAGAAACTGGAAAACTATATATCAACTACCAAGGTAATATGGAAGATGCTGAAGGTAACTTACTAGTTCCTGATCATCCAATGATTAATGAATATTATGAGTATGCGCTTAAGAAGCGTATATTAGAAAATATGTTGATGGATGGTAATCCAACAATTGCTAATCAGTTTCAGTTAGTAAACGCCGAGTTACGTGCCGCTAGAAACAATGCGTTATCTATAGTTAATACACCTAACTTCTCTGAGATGCAAAAGGTATGGGCGATGAATAGAAAAGCAATGTACTCTAAGTACTATGATATGTTTAAATCTATAGGTCGTCCCACACAATTTAATATCAATAATGTAGTTTAATATGGCGAAGCAGCAAGATTCAGCGAATAGTCAAGAATCAGAAATCTTTAATAAAGGTCTTATTAAAGACTTTGATGATATCTTTTATCCAGAAGGTACGTGGTCGCATGCGCGCAATGCTACAAATAATACAGCTGGTGGAGACGTAGGTATCATTGGTAACGAACCCGCAAACAAGTTGTGTACAAATGCACCATATACTATTATCGGTCAGGTACGAGTTACAAGTGACTATTGGGCAGTATACTCTACTGATGATGTAAATTCTGAAATTGGATTATTTAAAGAAGATTCGTGTACTTACACTACTGTAGTAAACGATCCTTGTCTAAACTTTAAAAAGTCAAATCTTATTATTGGTACAGCAAAAGAGAACTTTGATTGTTCTTATCAGTTGTATTGGATAGATGGTTTAAATCCTGACAGAACCATGAACATTGGTGATATTAGATTAGGACCGTTCGATCAACCATGGCCGGGTGTACCATACTTTTGTGAAGACATTAATCCTGATAGAGATTGCGTTGATTGTCAACCTAAACCACCATATCAGTTAGATTGTGAAGAAATAAGACTTGCTAAATTAATCACTATACCATGTGTTACAATTAGTAAAGGAGCGGCAGGCGGTGCTTTACAAAATGGATCTTATTATGCTGTGGTAGCGTATACTATTAATGGTCAGAGATATTCAGATTATTATACACCTAGTGAAGTTCAAGCACTATTTGATCATGATAACTTATCAGGATCATTAGAAGTTACAATAAAAAATCTAGATTCAAAAACATTTGATGAATTTGAATTAGTCATTGTAAGAACTATTAATCAACAAACAAGCGCTAAAAGAATAGGATTATATAATACAAAAGGACCAGTATCTATATCTATAGATTACATAGATGAGAGTTTACCTAGTGTACCTATTGAAGTAATTCCGTTAAGATCACCTGCTTATGAAAAGTCAGATGGTTTGTATGTGAACGGTCCGTATATGCTACGAACAGGACCCCGTACTAAATTTGATTTCAACTATCAACCTTTAGCTAATCAGATTAATACTGAGTGGGTTATGGTTGAACAGTCTCCTGATTACTATAAGAGAGGAGGAAATGATACAGGATACATGCGCGATGAACAATATGCATTCTGGATCAGATGGGTATATAACACAGGAGAAAGATCAAGTTCGTATCATATTCCAGGTAGAGCAAAAGAAATAGGAAGAGAATTAAATCCTGATGGTACTGATATAGCATCACTTGCAACTGGTACTTTTGATAACGTAGAATATCAACAACATCTTGATCAAGGGGGTCCTTATGTAGCACCTGCAATTTGGGAAAGTATTAATACTGCATATACAAACAGTGTGGCTTTACAAGAATCTGCTCCATTTGTTGGTGGTGCTGTTATTGCTACTGGTAAAATGGGGTATTGGGAATCCACTGAGAATTATCCTAATGATAGACCTGACATATGGAATGCGTCAGCACACAGTTGGTCAGATCCTGGAAATGATAGTTATGATCTTTGTGGTAAACCTATTCGTCATCACAAAATGCCTGCGGATGTTCTAAATGTATCATTAGATCTTCCTTCAGGTGTAGATGGTTTTTCTAGAATTCGCGTTAATGGATTAAAACCTGTAGCTATTCGCGTATTAGGTGTACAATTTAAAAATATAAAATGTCCTGTTGATAACTATGGTATGGCAATACCGGGTATTGTGGGATATGAAATTTTAAGAAGTTCTAGAGAAGGAAACAAAACTGTCATAGCAAAGGGTATCATTAACAACATGCGTTCATATAGAAACGTAGATAATGAAAATATTTATTATCAAAACTACCCATATAATTCTAGACAACCCGACCCTTCATTAACATCTATATCATGGATAGACGATTCAGGTTGGAATGACTCTAACAACTTTTTAAATAATGTTTCAGATAGTTTGTTTACCTTTCATTCTCCTGATACACAATTTAAAAATCCTTTTCTTTCTGCACAAGAATTAAAATTATATGGAGAAGTAGGTAGTCCTAATAATGTTACTGGTAATTTTGAACCTATTGATAAGCATCCTAAACATAAATTACCAACAGACTTAGCATTTGTACTAGCTGCAGTAGGTGGTATTTCTATAGCGAGTCAAGCAATTAGAGGTAAAGAAATAAAAGAATATAAACCAGCACAAATATTTAATGCTGGTATATCTGGTTTAATAGCTGGTCCTGTAAGCGGTCCTATAATTTCGGCGGGTAATGCTGTTAATAACGCAGCTTTACCATTTGCACAAAATGCATATGATCAAGCTGAATGGACATTAGCTAACGTAATCGGAACCCTTTTTAACCCTGCTGGAGATAGTGCTTTAAGTATATATCTAGATGCGGGTTTTACAGGTACAGATAGTGCTCTTTTAGTACCTGCTACAACAGTAACACCTACAACAGGTGGTATAGGATCAACTCAGGTAACTACTTATGAGTATAGTGAATTTGGATCTATGCCAACTGCAATCAGAGCTGTTACAGGTGCGTTTATGTATATTAATTATGTTGTTGATGGTACCGATAGATTTATTGATTTAATTTTAAAGTTTACAAAGTATAGACAATATGCTTTAAAATACATATCCCACGGTTCTTTATTAAGACACACTAAAGGAGCTTTAACTATAGGTAATTCTAGAAGATATATAAAAGCTTCAGGGTATTTAGAAAATCAACTTCAGAACTTTGAAAATATTACGATAAATAATATATTCAGAGGACGTTGTGTAACATTAAATACCTCGAATCCTATAAGTGCTACGGTTGGTATAGATAACTCAACACAAGTTCTTAGTACTGCTAGAAATATTGAACCTAGATTACAAAACGAAAAAAGAAGATTTGAAGAGTTTCAAACTAGTAGCTATAGTTATTATGCTGGATTAAAAGTAAGATTGCGTAATCAGTATGGACAATTACCTACGATAAGACAACTTACTACAGGTTGCGTAACTAAAGTTCCCATCACAAATACCTCTACAGACACATCTGTTTTAATGCCAGATTCTTCTATAGTATTTGGAGGAGATGTGTATATAGGAAGATATACAGAAAAGAATACATTTTTCTATTTCTATGATTGGTTGATGGATCAACCTGATGGAACTGAGTTTGATTATAGACTTAGAAGTATGGTATCTAATCCTAGATTCTGGGCAGATTTTACAAAGTTTGATACAAACTTATTTGTAAGTAAGTTCATAAGCTCAATAGTAGGATTTCAAATAGGTCAATTATTTGATGCGCTACCTAATGATATGCATAATTTAGATCTTGATCCGTTTACAGATAGTGAAGGATTTTTTGGTCAGGGTCTTAGTGCTATAGGTAGTGCATTTAAGTTATCTAAAAAAGATGTATACTTTTACTTATTTCAATCTGGTGTTCGTGACTTTTTTGTAGAGTCTGAAATTAATGTAGACTTAAGAGACTGGGGAAATAGCATAGCTGAAAGACATTACGATCCTTATAGATTTACTAATTTAAAAGAACTATTTGGAACAGATGTAATCAAATCTGGTAACTATTTTAAATATGACTTATCTTTAAGTGTGTCTAGAATCTTTAACAACTTTGTATCTTGGGGATCAATGCAAGCAAGATACTATAACCCAATGGTTGCAGAAACTTGTTACACATATTATCCTAATAGAATTATATATTCATTACCACAACAAGATGAAGCAGTCAATGACTTTTGGCAAGTATTCTTACCAAATAATTACAAAGACTTTACATCTAGAGTAATAGCTGTTAAACCCATTTCTAAAAATGGAGCTTTGATACTATTTGAAACACAGGGACCTGCGCAGTTTTTAGGGGTGGATACTTTACAAACAGATGCTGGTACTAAGATAACTATAGGTGATGGTGGATTATTTTCACAACCTTTACAGTACTTAACTAATGCTGACTCAGAGTTCCAACATGGATCTTGTCAGAATAGATTGTCTATTACAAATACTCCAGTTGGTGCTTTTTATGTTAGTCAATCTCAGGGTAAAGTTTTTGCTGTAACCGGACAAGGTTTAGATGAAATATCAGCAGCAAGTATGCGCTGGTGGTTTAATAAATATTTACCATATCAGCTTACCTTAGATTTTCCTGATTACATATATACGGATAATCCTATTGTGGGTATTGGATGCCAATCAGTATTTGATAATAGTAATATGATACTGTATTTTTCTAAACGAGATTTTAGAAAGAGAAGAGATATTACAGATACTGTGGTATATGCTCCTCAAAAAGGATATAATACTTTCTTAGTTAATAATTCTATTGAAGTTCAACTTGGTGATCCTGCATACTTTGAAGATTGTAGTTGGACTATTAGTTATGATCCAAAAAATCAAATGTGGATATCTTTCCACGATTGGCATCCTGAGTTAGCTGTATCAAGTAAAAATTATTTCTTGACAACTAAAACTAATGCTGCTGGTGAAGGTGGTATCTGGAGACATAACGATAGAACAGATTTATTTTCTAACTTCTATGGTGTTGACTACCCATTTGAAATTGAATACATTGCTGCAACAGGACAGATAGTAAACACACTAAAGTCATTAGAGTATGATTTAGAGTGTTATACTTACGATGTTGATGGTATTGATATGTATCATGTGCTTGATTTTAACTTTGATCATGCTGTTGTACACAATACAGAACAAGTATCAGGTGTATTAAATCTAAATCTGAATCCGAAAGGTAATCCAATAGCTGCGCTACAGTATCCTATAATTAATCCCACTAGTATTGATATTCTGTATAGTAAAGAAGAACAGAAATATAGAATGAATCAGTTCTGGGATATAACTAGAGATCGCGGAGAATTCACCTTTCCTAATGTTCAGCAATCCATATGGAGCACCGAACTAAACGGTTACAAGAGGCAACTAAATATAAACAACCTAGATTATCAGAAGTCAGCATTTGAAAGAAAGAAGTTTAGACACTATACTACTCACGTCTTGTTATATCGTAATATATCAGGACCAATCAAAATGTTGTTCAAGATAACTAATGTGAAGAATCAATACTCTCCTAGATAATGAAGAAGCGTAAAGTAAAAATTACCAAGACCGGATATTTACCAGATAGTCCAGACAGACACAATGACATGAACATCATTCCTAGTAACCAGATTACTATGAAAGAAGTTCCGTTCCCTATAGTTGGTATAGACAATCTAGGTAACAAACAAACAATGATGCCTGGTGGAGAGTATTCGTTTCCAGGTGATTATGTTACTGAGATACCTATGGGTAAGTATCAAAAGGGTAAAATTAAAAAAGAAACTGGAGGTAAAGTAAATTCTTGTCCTACTGGATACATTTGGTCCGAAGAACAAAAAAGATGTATTCCAATGTTATCAGTATCAGGGTATATTCCTCCAAATTATGATCCTAATACTCCAATAAATGAAGCATTAGAAAAAGCAAATAATGAAGGATGGGATATAAATCAATTAATGTTAGAAGCAATAGGAGCATTAAATCCATCTATAAGTAGACAATTATCTGCTGCAGGAGCAATAAGTGATGTTATAAATAAAAACCCAATAGGATATGTAGGTAATACATTACAATTAATTCCACATCGCGCCACTCAAACGATTGGAACAGCAATGAGTGTAGTATCAGCTACTCCTGTAGGTAGAGAGTTAAACAAGATATTACTGGAACCTCCAGTAAATCATTATCAACCATTAGAAACTCCTAGACAATCTTTAGATAGATTTGCAGTTTCTGAATCTACTAATCAACCAGTATTTGTACCTAAAAATACAAAAAAGAAGTATCAAGAAGGTGGTAGTAATTTTAAAACTAAATTATCTGCAGAAGAGGAAAAACAATTTAAAAAGTTTTTTCAAACACTTCCTGATAATTTAAGAGCTGATGACAGCATGTATGATATAAGAGGTTATTGGGATGCATCCGGTAGACCGGAAGAATTTGATTATTCTCAACCTACTCAAGAAGATGGTTACTACCACGCATTCAGCAGACACCCTGAAACTGGTAAAATTTTAAAAGCACCGACTCATCCTACATTTAATTATGCTGTAGATAAAACTCCACTTGGGGATGATACATATGTACCTCTTATTGGTATTGATGGAAATGTATACATGCGTGACTTAAACTGGGACAGTCAACAAGCGTTTGAAGAAGATACGTATAAACAAGGTGGTATATACCTAGGTAAATATGAATTTAAAGACGGGGGTCTAGTTAAAGCATCAGAGGGTATACAAACAAACTTTAGAAGAACTAATATAGATAAAAGTAAAGTTCTATCTCTACAGAAAGAACTTAAGAATGCTGGTTATGATTTGGGTAAGTCTGGTAAGAGTAAAGATGGTGTTGATGGTGTGTGGGGTCCTAAAACAGAAAAAGCATACCGAGACTTTACTAATAAGAAAGCAAGAACTGAAACTTCTCAAGACTCTACACAAACTCCAATCTTTAGTGAAGAAGATAGTACTGTATTTAATGAACAAATTGCTGATACATCATCGACTCTTCATAATAAAGCTTTAGATAATTCTTTACCCGAACAAGTTCAGCAAAAGAATATTAAAGTTACAGATATACCCCAGTATACGCAAAGTGGACTAGCAGTTGATCAAGGTTTTCAACCTTTAGAGACTGAAGACAAGTATGCTTACGAGATTAAAAATCCTGACTATAGTATTCCAGCGGATACATTGAATCCTGATCAATTTTATTATGGAAGTAAGAGAGGTGTAATAGAGCTCCCAGATGGTACCAAACAAGCATTTATGGAAACGGTACCTTCTCAAAGTATTATGGGAGAGATAAGTGATGTACCCTATAATCCTATAGAAGCAGAAACCCAAGCTTTAACAGAAGGTACAGTAGAAAAACTCGATTATGTCCTACAAAAAAATGCACCAAATCTTTATAGAGATGATGGTACATCTTGTATGATCAATGGTAAAGTAGAGGATAGATGTGCTGCAGGATATCAATTAGGATTAGATATAAATTTTGGAGATAAGTTAAACAGAAAAGATTTAGGTATAACCGGTGACTCTTGGGAAGTTGGTCAAAATATAATTGATAAAGGAGGATCTCGCGTATACGGATTAACTAATGATCTTGACATTACACCGACAGAGTATGATAATAAAGGAGTTAAAAACTTACTTGAGTCTGAAAAAAAGAAAAGAAAAATTGATGCTCAAAAAATAACTAATGATGCTCAAGTAGGAGACGTTGTTGAAATGTGGTACAAGGACTCAGGTTCTCAAGAGGAAGCGCTATCCAATTCAAAAGGTAATACTCTAACAACCCACTCTGGTGTTGTTACAGAAAAAGATGGTGTCAAATATGTAACACACAATATACATGGTACATGGCATACAGATAAACTTCAAGATGTAATTAATGGTAAAAGAAAATACATGGCATCAGGTATTGTTCGACCTAATTACAAAGTTGATGAGAATGCTCTTGGTGTTAAAGTAAGTGATAAACCCAGGTACTTAAAAGCAGATGATGAAGAAAGAGGCTTGATACATGAGGGTGAAAAGTGGTCATCTAAGCAAGGTGATAATGGTGCGGTAATACCCGCTCAGTCTACAGAAGCAAACAACTATGTACAAGGATTAGCATACTACGCGCCTCAAGTACAGCAAGATTTCAAACTATCTGATAATGAGACATCAGAGATAATGAAGTTAGCATTTGGTGTGTATGGAAAAGAATCTGGATTTTCTCATGGTGATAAATACACAAGCAAGAGAAAAAATAGAAAACTTACAAAACTGTATAAAGATATAGCACCTGACTGGATGTTTGAAGGTGATGAGATGAGTAGTGGACCAACTCAAATTAAAGTAGATACTAATTTTAATACAGATAAAGAAAAAGCACTTCTTCAAAAGTATGGTGTAGATGATAAAAATATCTGGGATGAAAAGAACGCTGCTGCTGCCACACTCCTAGAAACTGCAAGAAATTATGAAAGATTTAAACAGGCATTTGGTGTAGGATTTGATAACATGGATCCTATTACAATGAGAAATGTCTTAGCACTTGCTCATAATAAAGGAATAGATAACGTACTTAAAAATGAGTTTACTGATATTAGTAAAGCAGAAAGTAGAAACTTACTTGAAAGAGCGTACGATTATGCAACAACTGATACATCATGGTCTGAAAGTAAGTTAAAAGGAACTAAGAGAAGAGACTACGGTAGTTTAAAATCTGGATTAGGTCAGTATGCTAATCTTCATAAGAATGCTGGTTCATATGCTAACTTAGTACAAGATTATAGTGCATCCTTAGACGTAGATTATAATAAAGTAAAGAGTAATTATTGGAATACAGATGCTAAACAAAGAGCTGATCGTGAACATTATGATTATACAGATTGGACAGATCCTTCTTTTGTTTACGATGAAGCTATTTCTCCAGTAGTTGAAAATGTTGAAAGTGTTGTTCGCGAAGGAACAAAATATGCAGGAAGAGGCATGCGCGCTGCGGATAGAAAAATAGAAAGAGGTTTGAAAGCATTAGAGAAAAAAACCAGAGGTGCTGTGAATAAAGTAAAGAAAAAAGTTAGAATGCAGGACGGTGGTATCTATATGGGTACCTATGAATTCAAAGATGGTGGTCTTGTACGAATGCAAGAAGGTGGTGACATGCCATTTGGATTACCATTAAAAGAACAAAATATATATTTACTTCCTGAATATAATCAACCTATAAATCCAGAAACAGGTGAGATTCTTCCAGATCCACAAAGACCTAATCTAGGTATGGATACTGGAGCTACAGAATATAAATATACTTACGGAAGTGATGAAGGTGACATCGATGTACCTTCAGTAGTATCAGGTCAGTATATAGGAGACCAAGCATTAGATAGATACATGCTTACAGGGGAAAGATTTAAAACAATGAATGATCCCGGATCTTATAGTAAATTCTATGATCAGATTGGTCAGTTAGGATTGATGCAAGAAAAGAATGGAGGTTCTGTAAGAAAAGTAAAGATCAAGAGTCTCCCTAGGAAAAACCAGTAAATTTTAGTATCTTATATAATATCACTATCTTAGCCAGATGAACAGAAAAAAAAGAAATCACAGCAGTAGAAAAAGTTCACCGCTCTCAATAGATTTAAGAGACTTTCTTATGTATAGTAATCCATCACGATTTGCTCCCAAGGTTAAAAAAACCGGTGGTGAAGCATACCCCCAAGCACCTACTATGGACCAGTTCTATAATTATGGTGCACCTACACCATACACACCTTTTGTATTTCAAGATGGTGGTAACATGATGTCTTTCGAAGATCCTAAACCTAATAAGGTTAATAGTTTCCTAGAAAGAATTAAAAAGAAAGGGTATGAAGCGCTCCAGAAAGAAATGGAAGATGAGAGTATGATGATGGGTGATGCTTACGATCAAGCTTCTATGGAAATGGATAATGCTATGATGCAATGGGGTGGAGGTTGGTCTGGTGGATACGAAACCAACTTTGATAAAGCAAATCAATGGGCAGATCTTAGTGAAGATCAAGGTGATGTGATGGGTGCTTTTGGTAATTTTGCACAAGCTGCTCAAGATTTCGGAAGTGTTGGTGATGACTATTACATTAAGAAGATGAAGTACCGCTACAAACCAACTGCTCAGTATGGTATGGAGTTACAAGAATTTCAAGGTGACTTTGGTTCTTCTCAGTATAATAGAGATATGGCAATGATGAATGCAGAACGTCTTAGAAATTTACCTGCAACAGCTTCAGGACCAGTTGGTAATCCTTTTCAGATATTTAGTATTCCTGGTGCTGCACAAGCTACAGTAACTAACAGAGGTCAGAAAAGACCTGTTAGAACTATTGATCGCGATGCTCCTATAGAAATGCCTGATTATTATGTAGGTGAGAATAGTTATGCCCGTTATGTACCTCAACCTATAATAGCTCCTTGGAGACCTTTTCAACCTATTGGAGGAACTCAGACAACTACTACTACTGCACCTAAAGCAACATCTACTAAACCTAAAGCTACTACTAAACCTGAAGCACCTGCCGCTGGTAAAACAGAAGAGAAACCAAAAGCTGAGGATGCATCAACTACAATAACTACTACTACTGGTACAGACACTAAACCAACTCCAGCAGAAACAGGAGCAGGTGCACCAGAAAACAAAACACCTCAGCAAGTTCAACAAGAAGCTGCACAATTAGGAATGTCACCTCAACAGTATATGACATTCATAACTCATGCTGATGTTAAGATGGGTCCGTTAAAAAGACGTTTACGTAGCGCAAGTTTTGACTTTACTACATACGGTCCCGGTATGACTCCTATTACAGCATCTGCTAATCAACAGAAACCATTTTTCTATGACAATGCTACAGGAAAGATGGAAGGTGATGTACCCGGTAGAAAAAAGCAATCTGAGACAGAAAAGAAAGATGGTTTTTTCAAAAGAGTATTTGGAAGACCTGATGAACAAGAAAGATGGAATCCTGAAAAGGGTCCAAAACTAGAAGAAAAAGAACCACTTATAGGAAAAAGTCAATTTAATCCAGAAGGATATTCTGACAAAAATTATATGTCTGATGTTAGAAATCAAAGAGCAACAGATCGTTTAACTCGTTTAGGTGAACGTATTGATAGAAATTTGCAGAGAGAAAAGTCATTGGATGAGCGTTACGACGCACCTATATCAGATAGAATGGAGCGTTTAAGAAATCGTGATGAACGAAGATATAATAGAATTGCTAATAGATTTAATAGAGACGAGTATACAGAACCAGAATTTCAATACGGTGGATATTTAAAACATTATCAAGATGCAGGTCCTGTTACTTTTGAGAATGAATATATTCCAGATTCAATAACAGATTCTGTAACAGGTGAATCAGTATCTCTAAATACTCCAGTTAGTAATGGAATACCCGATTATAGTTCTATGGGTGAAAAAGATTTAGCATCAACTTATGTTGGAAATATTGCTCCTGTAGATTTAGTTCCTAATACTACTCAAATGATGGGTGAAAAAGGAAAAGGTAATTTAAAAGTTAAGTATGGTAAAAAACAAAATCCATATACTAAACAATTTATCGGTGCTGGATTAGATCTATTGTCTGCAGGTTTGCAGAATAGAGAAGCTTCTAGAAATGAAAAAATGTTTAGAAATAAGATGGGAGCTGATCAAGTATTTACAGAAATGCCGGATATGTCTAGAGGTGACTATACCGCAAATGAAGGTTACTTCAGACCTGATCAACAAGTTCCTACACAATTTACCGGATATAACTTTGAATCACCCTATGCAAGAATGGGAGGATCTTACAAGAAAGGTGGTGAATACTATCTTACTCAAGAAGAGATCGACGAGATCATTGCTATGGGCGGACAAGTAGAATTCTTAGATTAATAAATTATGCTTAAGAGAGTTAAAATAAAAAATTTACCTCGAAAGAAAGACGGAGGAGTTAGTTATAATCAACTAGCTCCTATGTACATGCCTAACAATATGGGTCAGAAACCTATTCAAGTTAGAGATACATTACAACCCGTACCTAGAGAGTTAGCGAATTTAGAAGCTGAGAAAAATGAAACAGCTTTAATCACTGATGCAAACGGATTACCTGCTCACTACAAGATTGGTGGTAAGCGTCATTCACAAGGTGGTACACCTTTGAACTTACCAGAAGATACGTTTATCTTTAGCGACACTCGTGGTATGATCATCCGTGATCCTGAAGTACTTGCTGACTTTGATGAGACTAAACCAAAGACTCCTGCACAGATTGCTAAGAAGTATGATATAAATAAATATCGTGAAATTCTAGCTGATCCTGATATGGATAAGCGCAGTAAAGAAACTGCTGAGAAAATGATAGCTAACTACAATCTTAAGTTAGCTAAACTTGCTTTATATCAAGAGTCTACAAAAGGTTTCCCTGGTGGAGTACCTACTGTAGCATTACCATATCTTGCAACAAATAATATTCAACCACAAGATGTTTTACCTCTAAAGGGTCAAGAGACACCTCAAGAAGAAATGGATGAAGATGAAATGTATGCAGAAGAGAACCCAAGTGAAGAGGAGTTTGTAGATGAGGAGACTATGCCGGAAGCACAGTTTGGTATGAACGTTAGAAGACAAAATCGTTTAGCAAGAAGACTTAATAGATTACGTTCTCAACAACAGTTCGATCCTACTACTGGTATTTATATGAAGACTGGTAGAAACGGAGAAGTTATCTATACAGATGGTCGTGGTACTCCGCTGCCTCCTAATGTTCAACTTCCTCAAGAGTTTATCAAACCTGGTGCTAGAGTTACAAAAACAACTACAGGTAAGGGAACACAAACTAAAACGATTAAGGTTGATAGAAAGATTCCGGAAGGTGCTACGGTAATTAAGAGATCTGATTATAAAACAGATGAAGAATACCGCAAAGCACGTGATAAAGCTTTCAAGGATGCAAAGAATAAAGGAAACGTTTATACAACTGATGCAAGTGGAAAGAGTTACCGAGTTGTAAGTAAAGCATTTACAGCACCTGAATATAAAGGTAAGGATGCTGATAAAGCATTTAAGGGTAACAAAGATGTTGCTGGTAAGTATCAATATATTGAAGATCAGTTGATGTCTAATCCTGCACTTCAAGAAAAACTTTATCAAGCAACATTAAAGGAACTTGATAACCCAGAAAGTCAAAGATCTCAAGCACTTGCATCTAGGGGAGTTAAACCTGCTGAATTAAAAAAATCATTGACAAAAGAACAAGTTGTAAAACAGTTCTTAGATATGCAGAAGCGTAACATTGCTTTAGGAGTGCATCATGGTAAAGTTGCAAAGACTGCTAATAATCCTACAGATACTGCAAAAGGTGTATCTAATGAAGAATTAGAAAAAGCAGCAGCTGAAGCTGGTGTACCAATGCCAGGTGCAGCAGATGCTGCATTACAACAAGCAACTTATCGTGCAATGAATGAACTAGCACTTGCTGGTGAAGCAGATGGATTTATTCCAGGTCAAGTTGGTGCTGCTGATGAACCAGGTAAAAACAAACAGATATCGCCTATCGATGGTATTTATACAAATACTACAGCTGGTGAAATCATTGGTGTTCCCGGTGAGAACATTGCAGAAGAAGATCTAGGTCAAGATGAGGTAGCTGATGAAGTACCAACAGAAGAACTAGAAGTTGATCAAGAAGATCCAAATGCAGATTTCTGGTTACAGGATATTATTGCTACAACAGGAGCACTTGGTGATATGGCACGTATTAAAAAGTACCAACCTTGGTCACCTAAGTTGTCACCCTATATTCCTAATCCAACATTCTACGATCCTACTAGAGAACTTGCAACAATAGGTGAGCAAGCAAATATTGCTACACAAGGTGCTGCAGCGTATGCACCAGCACAAGCATTTAACGCACGTTCTTCTCAGATTCAAGGTCAAGCAGCAAAAGCTGCAGCAGATACTCTATCTAGATATAACAATCTTAATGTTGGTGCAGCTAATCAGTTTGAGTTGACTAAAGCAAATATATTTAATCAAACTGCAATGGCAAATGCAGATATTGCTAAGAATTTGTATGACTCAAATGTTATTGCAAATCAACAGTATGATAATGCTAAAGCACAAGCAAGAGAACAACTACGCTCATCATTTATAAATGCTATCACCAATAGAGCTAAAGCACAAACACTTAATGCTGTATATGGTGATAATTATATGGTTGATCCTATAAGTGGTGGATTTACCACATTTACTGGTGGTGATGAAATGGTAGCTAGCAATGTGGGATATGATCCACAAATCGATAGATTCAGACAATTGCGTGGAATCATGCCTGATGAAGATAGTCAAACAATTTGGGAAATGGCAACCAGTACACCAGGTAAATCTAAAAGAAATACTGCAGCTGCGGACGCATATATGAATGCATACGGATATAACGTAGGACCACAATATTCACAAAACGGATAAAGATAATTATTACCTTTACAAACTATGGCAACGTACTTACCCGGAGTAACAGATTATATACCAAGGATACAACCTTTTGTACCTGACTTTAACTTCTATTCGAATGCTTTACAAACAAAGCAAGCGCAATATGATGCAGGTTATGAAAAGATTAGTAGCATATACGGAACTCTGTTAAACTCTGAAATGTCTCGTACTGATAACATTAACAGACGAGACGAATTCTTTACAAAGATTGATAATGATATTAAAAAAATATCTGGTTTAGATTTATCTAAAGATCAGAATGTAAAAGCAGCTGGGAAAATATTCCAACCTCTTATTGACGATAAGTTTATTCAAAGAGATATAGCGTTTACAAAGAATTATAGAAGGGAGTTAGAGAGAGCAGAAGGTTTTAAGAACTGTACTGACGAAAAGAAATGCGGTGGTAAATATTGGGATGGTGGTGTAAGAGCATTGAATTATAAATTAGATGAGTTTACAAAAGTAAATATTAATGATACGTTAGGTTTTGCTAACCCTACTTACACACCTTATGTAAATGTCTATGCAAAAGCAATGGACTTTGCAAAAGAAATGGGATTTGATGAAGCACAGAACATCAGCTGGACACCTGACGGAAGATATATTATTACAACCACAGGTGGACCACAACAGATTCCTAGTCTTACAGATGCATTTGTAAACTACCTTAAAGGTGATGGTGCTGCTATGAGCATGTATCAAACATCAGCATATCTAGAACGTAAAGATTATGCTACTCAATACGCTGAAAAGTTTGGTGGAGAAGAAGGAGCTGAAAGAGATTATCTTAATACTAAGATTACTGAGATTAATCGGATCCAACAAGAGTTATTAAAACAAGCAGAGGAAGAACTCAAGACTACTAAGAATAAGAAAGTTGCTGGTCAGAAATCAATCGAGAAAACTCCTATAGAAGAAAATCTAGATAAGAGTTTCCTAGAAGCGTTTGACTCATTAAATACCCAAGAAGAACTTAACACATCAGCAGTTGACTTTTCTAAATCCACTCTTAGTAATATAGAAGGTATTGAGAATCTAGATATCAATTCTATGCGTGCTCGTGTAGATAGTGCTATGGCAAATCAACTATTCTATGGTGATATGCAAGGTGCTGCTACAGACTTCGCTATGAATACTATGAAAGTAGATATCAAAGCAGATCAATACGCACTTGCAGGATATGAGCACAGTTTACGTGTTTCAGAAATATTACTAAAAGATACTTTAGAAAGAAGACAGAAAGCAGAAGAGAAAGCAGCTGCAGAAGCAGAAGCTGAAATGGTATTTGATGAAGAAGGAATGCCTGTTGATGGTGGTGCTGGTCAAGTAAATAAAGTAGATCCTATCAAGTTAGTTGAGGGTGAAATTAATAGTGCTAACGATGATTACGCTGGTGGTTTAGAAGCACAATCAAAATATGTACTTGATAAACTAAACGCGGTAATTGCAGATCCTAATAGATCAAAACAAGAACGTGAATTAGCAGCTAAGAAGAGAGAAGAAATATTCGGTACAGCATCTGTATATGAAGATCCTAATGATCCCGAGTATCAGAAAGCACTTAAAGAAGCTGCAGAAAATGGAGAAGGTTCGTTATTTAATGAGATACTAGGTGGTGTAGAATTTGCAGCTGGTGCTGACATGGGTATTATAGGTTCGGGTATATTACTAGCAGCAGGTTTAAGTAACCCTATTGGTTGGGCTGCACTTGCTGTTGGTGGTATTGCAATGTATAACGGTGTTGAGGATTTCATGGATAACTCTGATAAGACATCCAGTGTACCAGTACCAAAGAAAACAAAAGATGGTTATATGACATCTGCTGGCGAACTTGCTAGTTTTAGAAATAATGTAACCGGAACAGATTATAATAACCCTAATAACTTTGATGCTTTAAAATCAAGACTTGATAGTTTTGTATCAACTCAAGGAGACGGATTATTTAGAGATGATCAAGTATTTTTAGCAAACAATGCTAAATTAAAACAAAGTATTGATCTTGCTCAAATGAAAAAGAATGCTGCTTTAGGCAATGTTGCTAATAATAACAAGCTTGTTCGTGATAGAATGATTGCTAAATACGGTAATGACTTTGAACCTGGTATGATCGATATGATGTTTACACCAAACGGTACAAAGAAAAACTTTGAGCAATTTGCAAAAGACTATGCAGCTAAGTATGATCCTAGTTTATTAGAAGGTGAATCATCTGGCTATGGTGAATTACTTACTACAGCAGGTCTTACCGCAGCTGGTGCTACCGGAGGACCTATTGGTGCTGGTGTAGGATTTCTTGCAGGTTTGATTTTTAATGGTGTTATTGATGATGTTGATGATATCTATCAAGACCTAGACGAGAAATACAGAAAGACTTATAATAGTGATGAAGTTCAAGGATTAAAGTCAGGACGTGGTTCTTTAGATGATGGTATTACAGGTATCTTTTCTCAGAATAGAATTTATAGTTTTGATCCTGCTGGAAAGAGTGCGCTGAAAGATGCAGTAAGAGATTTATATGCTAAAGATATCGCACCCGCATTAAAGAATCCTGCTGCTAAAGGAGCAACATTCCTTGAGGGTAACTTAATGAATTTAGAGGCAGATGATGAGGTTGGTAATAATCCAAACGCATCTCGTATCTTGTCTCAGATTCTAAGAAGTTCTTTCCAGACAAAATGGAAAGAATCAAATGATGACAGACCCTTGTTTGATATTACAAGAAGTGGTATGGTTCAAGGTGATCCTAACAAAGTAGGTTTGACATTTACTTTATCAGAAGACTTTATAAAGAAGTATAAAGGTACAGAGAAGAACAAAGGAATTACTTGGGGACTTGAAGGTACTGATATTTCTGTGGTTATGGATAGAGATAAAGTAAACTCGCAGTTCTTTAAATCTACTGAGACATCAGATTTAGAATTTATATTGAATTCAACAGGTCAATTAGATATAAGTTCCTATTCTCAATATGGAGGAGCTTCTAGTATCAAGAAGTCAGCAAACGGTCAGTATGTAATTGATCACTCTCTTAAATATGTGGATCCAGAATCCGGACAATTGATGAGTGTTAATCAGCAGTATGTTGAGCAAGACATTGATATTAATTATCTTTATGCTCAACTATCAACAGACCTTCAAAATAATTATGAAAGTATTGTTAGACAGTTAAGAAAGAAAAATGGAGAATAGAGTAAACATTACCCCAACACCTAATGGGAAACCTTCAACAGCAGATTTATATAAATACTCAGTAGGGAATGCAATACAAGGTGTAGATCCGTTACCAAATCCAACTACGTCGACAGACGCTAAGAAAAAAGCGCAGTCGATGCTAGATAAGAACTTCATGAACGCATCTAGACCAGATGCGTTTAGATTTGATAAACCTACTACATTTAACGCTGGTCAGAAAGGTTTTAACTATGATAGGTATTATTCTCATCCTAAGTTTAAACAATTAGGTTTTACTCCATTACGTGATAATGAATCTTTCTATAATCAACATAGTAGTACATGGGATGATTTAGGTCGCGCTGTTAAACAGATGCCTAAAATGTTTGGTTTAGGTATTACATCTACATTTGGTAACTGGAGCAACATGTTCAGCATGAAACCTGATACTGAAAGTGCTGAGGAGATGGAGAAAGCAATGAGTATTGCATCATCATCTAGAGATACACTTGGTGCTAAAACTGTAAACTTTCTATCTAATGTACCATACACACTTGGTGTTATAAGTGAAATATATGCTGAAGAAGCGGCATTGATGTTAGCATCTCGCATACCCGGTATGCAAGGTTTAGCTGCTGCAAGAACAGGACAGAATTTACTTAGAGGAGGTTTAGCATTTGATAGATTGTTTGATACGTTTCGCGCTGCAAATAATATTCAGAACGCTAAACAAGCATATGATGCATCTAAGACATTAGGTAACTTTGCTAAGAGCTGGTTACCTTTCCAAAATACTGCGGAACTATTTAGAGATTCTGGAAGAGCAGCTGCTAACATAGATAAACTATCTGACTTAGCTGCTGGATATAAAACATTTGGTGCATTCTATAGAGACTTACGTGAGATTAATCTTGTTACAGCTGAAGCAAAACTCGAAGGAGGGTTTGTACAGAATGAGGTAGCAAACAATCTTATTGATGAGTTTAAGAAAAAGAATGGTCGTGATCCTAACGATCAAGAAGCACAAAGTATTTATCAGCAAGCACGTACTGCAGGATACACTGCAGGATTTTTAAATACCGGTGGTATATACTTATCCAATAAAGTTGTTTTAGAAAGAGCACTTAAGGGTTTACCCTTTATGGATGAAGTTGAACATCTTGCCGGTAAGGGTATTAAAAACGGTAAACTTATTCAGAATGCTGATTGGAAAACTTCAGGAAAGAATCCTTGGGAAGTTATCTCAGGATTTGGTTCTGGTGTAAAAGCGCTCGGTAATAAATATTACAGACAACAGATACTAAAGAATGCACCTAAGAATGGATTGCGATTCTTGTCTGCTAATATGATGGAAGGTGTTCAAGAGATGTATCAAGAAGGTACTGCAAAAGGAGTTACTGACTATTACACTCAGACATATCTTAACCCTAGTAAAGTAGGTAAAGCACAAATACTATCCTCTCTAAAGACAGGTGTTAAGTCACAGATGTCTGGTGAAGGTTTAGAAGTATTCTTATCAGGTTTCTTGATGGCGGGACCAATACAAGCAGTACAGTCATCTGTGCATGGTGCGTATAATCTCGGACAACTTGCACAACTAAAAATAAAAGATAAAGCATTTAAAGCAGATCCCGCAAACGCAGGTAAAGTAAGTCCGTATGAGAAGTACTTAAAGGATCAAAAAGCATACAATGACAAAGTTGTAAATGCTCTAAATACTCTAACAAAAGATACTAAGTCATACTTTTCAAATGTTGATGCTAACGTAAAAGCACAAAAAGACTTTGCTGATTTGTTTGAAGCTGCAGTGGTTGAAGGTGATGTTAAAGGTGCTGTTGATGCTAAAGATGATTCTTTTGCTCAACACATTATGACTCTTATGGAGTCCGGACATTTAGATTTGTTTATTGATCACTTAAACGGATTAAAGCAGTTAGATGAGAAAGAACTTGCTGCATCACTTTATGAGAACCCCGGTAACAACACATACGATAAGAAAACAACATTAGAAAGAATTGATGCTGTTGTAGGGAGAATTAATCAAGTAAAAGATACATACAACAAATATCAAGGTCTTACTAATCCTTTTGATTTTAGACAAGATCCTATTGGATACTTTGCGTTTGAGTCTGCAAGAAAGCTTGCAGTATTTAACGACTTCAGTTATCAAAGAACTGGAGAACGTATGACAAGTATCTTAGAGAAACTTAAAACAAATACGTCATTAGCAGGTGTTGATTATGCAGACATTGCTACAATGTTTAGTATCAATCCTAAACTACTCGCTGGTGCCGCTGGAGGTATTGGTGGTACTAACAACATGTTAGCGATTCTCAAGCAAGAGATTGATAACATGAATGCTGGTACCGATGAGCAAAAAGCAGAAGCAGTTAAACTACAAGATAAGTATGATAAGTTAAAGAGTTTGTCTACACTTATTCAGGACTATGCTTCTAACTTGGATACTCTTCAAACAGCTACTGAAGAAAACGCAGAGGAATTAGCAACATCTACAGAAGAATCTGAAAAGTTATTAAGAACAGCATTTGGTGATTACATCAAATTGCTTGCAAAGAATAATGGTACGACAATCTTAGATAAAGATATTGATAAAGCATTTGATGACTTTAGAGATTACTGGAGACTTAATAGAGATAAGACTCAGTTCGCAGAAGCTGTAAATGCGTTAAATAATCCTGAGTACTTTAGTAACGTAGCTAGACGTATCAACGGTGCTTTAGAAGTAGCGTCTCAAGTAAGTGCTAAAAGAGCAAAAGAAGAAGTTGACGAATATAGAAGACGTCATGCTACTGATGCATTCTTAAACGGATTGCTTAGTCAGTTCAATGCATATATATCTGAGGATGAGGCGGAAGCATATTTAGCAAACAATATTATTCCAGAGAAATTTATTGATGCAGACAGCGGTCAATTGATTCCTTCGAATGATTCTAGATACCAAAAGATTCTAGAATTCATTGATGCTACAGATGACAGTTACTTTGAACTTACAGGTAAGAGATTATTTAAACCTGTAGTAGAAGATGCCGGTGAGAAACTCTATAGAGAAGGAACTGATCTTTTCTATGCTGAAGAATTAAAAGCATATGCTACACAAACTGTAGCTGCTAAAGAAGATTCTGATAAAAGGAATTTTGTTGATATGGCAAAACAATTCGGATTTGATAGATCCGCACCTATGAGTGAAGTAACTATCGGATCTGTATTAACTGCTGTTATAAATGGTCCTGGTACCGTACAACAAAAAGAACTTGCTAGACTACTAAAAGGTCTTCTTGATGGTAATGAGAAAATTACATTTGTAAGAAACCACTATACAAACTCTACATACGATCAGAGAAATGGTGTAATGGTAGATGCTCGATATAGTTCCGAAGACTACAAGGTATTAGGAATGGATAAAGTATCCATAGAGTATTCTATCTTAAGCGCTTTGATGCAGAAGATTGTTATAGAGAATAGTTCTGACAAAGAGTTTACAGATAAGATTAAAGATATTAGAGAGTCTTTACTTAAAGAATTAAGCGATCAGCAAAAAGCATCATATGCTTATGCGTTCACTAATAATACATCTTTCTTATCAGAGATGTTAACCAATCCTTTCTTTGCTAATCTAGCTGCACAGTATGAGTACACTGGTGAGCAAGTCGATATGACAAAGGAAGCACAGACTATGTTTGGCGCATTCTTTAAGACTCTTACTGATTTTATTAAGAAGCTACTTAACATCACTAACGAAGAACGCTCTGTATATAAACAAGCATTAAATGTTCTTGCTAATAAGTTGTCAGAGGGTCCTAAATCTACTGAAAAAGAAAAACAACCAGCATCTGCTGCTGAAGAATTTTCTAAATTAGATCCTAAACTACAAGAAGAATTAAAAGCAGCTTTTGAAAGTAAGAAAACAAAAGTTGCAGAGACAGATCCGGAGATTGCTAAAGGAATGACTTTAGATGAATGGTATCTTAATGATCTTGAAGCTCGTCGTATTATATCAAACTTCAAAACAAAGAAGAAAGCAAAAGAGAAAGAGGGTGAAGGTACTGCAGGTACTGTTATCACAATGGATAATATTCCCCAACTTGCAACAGCATTAGGATATACAATTCAGGAAATAAACGCAATGATTCTTGACGGTACTCCAACACAGGAGTTACTTGATATTATCAATAATAAAGTTGTGTCACCAAAAGCATCTGTACTAAATGAAGAAGGTATGGAAGCTATCAGTGATGCACTTCGTGAAGCACGTCAAAAACTAGCTGCTAAGAAATTATCATTAACAGAAGATGATAAGAACTATGTAGATGAAGATGGTACATTATTCGAACGTGTTACCACTATTGTAAAAGATCCATTTGAAGCTAAGTCAAAGACTTCATCATTTAGAGGAACTATTATAGATGATCTTACCAGAGATTTCTTAAATAATCGTATTCAGAATATAGGTGACTTTAAAGATGCATACACTGCATCTAGAAATAAAATATCGTCTAAACCTGGATTTACAGACAAAGACGCAAGTGAATTACCAATCTTTACAGCAAACTTCCTTAATGAGTTATTTGATAATCTAAGAACTGTAAAACGTGCGTTAGATAGAAATGGAATTAAAATTATTTCTGACATACCTACGCTCTACGGTAAACTAGACGGTAAAGATGCTGCTGGTTCTATTGACTTACTAGGATATAATAACAAAGGTGAGATATTTATTATCGACTTAAAGACTTCTACTCTAGAAAGAAATGAGCAGTATGCATTAGAGGAAGCGTTTGAAGAAGCAATGGGTGAAGACTATGCTGAGTTTAAATCTATTCTTAAAGATAATGAAAATAGTTTACTTATAAGAAACAAACTGACTCCGGAGATGCAGAATAAGATGACTCTTGCTTTTGCAAAGTTTGGAAACAAATATCCTGAGTTAAAAGAAAGCGCACAGAAGGGTTACTTGTATTTATATAAGGAATCGGATCAAGCACAGTTAGCTGCATACCGTGAACTATTGAGACAATCAACGGGTATTGTGGCTGATAAACTTTATATTTTCCCAATACTGACGTTGAAAGAGGCAGGATCTTCTATAAAATATAATAGAAGTATTATGGTACCAGGAAGAACTGAGAAAGGTAAGTCTAGAACTGGTTATGTTATGGATATCACCACTCCTGATAGTACATATAAGATATCTAGTTTAAGACAAACTGTATTTGACTATCCTGCTAATCCTATTGTTAAACCTGGTGCTACAAAACCACCAACGTCTGGTACTACTAGTAAAGAAGAAATAGAAAGAAGAAAAAAACTTTCAGGATGGGATGCTTCATATGAATTAGCAAAAATTGCTAAAACAGAAGGTGTTGATTTATCTAAACTATCAAGAGAAGAATATGCTAACTATGCTATTAAGAATTATCTAAAAATAGATGATTCACAACTTAGAACAAATCCAAAACACCGAAACGCTACAACTGCACAAGAGATAATAGATATTAAAAAAGCAGATAGAGATTCTTTAACTGAGGAATCTAAAAAAGCATTTGATTCTTTTTATAGAGCAATGATGGCTATTGTGAATAAACCTCAAGCAGAGAGGTACTTAGCTCAAAATGTAAGACTGTACTCGGGAACTAAAGATTCTAACTCATGGTTATACTTTGGTATAAATAATGGAACTAATACCAATGAATCCTTTACACATAAAAGTTATTTCTCACTAAAAAATCTTAATGATTTTTCTCCAGAAATGTTTAGAGACTTTATGATAGAGCTTCAAAAAAGAGGTTATAATGGTGATGTTAAAATATTTCAGGATTTAGAAGTACAAGGTCCTGCTTTAAGTGACCAAGTAGTAATGCATGGTTATTCAGAAAATGATGCTAAACTAGCTTTACAGGTAGCTAAAGAGTTCTATGGTGATAAAATACTAGAATCATCTTACGGTAAAGATGAAGTCATCAATGGTAAGAATATGTCCTATAGTCAAATACTTTCTGATAAAATTGCAGAAAGAGTTGATTCTGAAAATACAGAACCTTTAGAAAAAACAAAAACACCAAAAACTCCTGTTTCTGATATAGAAGGGCAAGTTGGTACTTCAAACTACAGTGTAGATAATGGATTAATATTCTATAATAATCCTGATGGTACAATGACTCCTGTTGCTAATCCTGAAGGTAAACCTGTAATGGATGTTATTATAGCTGATATAGAAAGAAGGAAACAAGAAGAGTTAAAAGCTATCCCTGTAGGTTCTGCTACTATGATGAAATATATTGCAGATGGAAATAATAAAGAATTAACAGAGGAAGAAAAAAATACTGCTGAAGAACTTATTCAAGCATTTATAGAAAATGGAGAAAAAGATGCTGATAAAGTAATTAGATATTTAACAAGTCAAGGTTTTGTAAGAAGTGTTTATACAAGTATAGGAGGTCAAAGAGCTTATATAAAAGCAAGACTTGAGGGTACGATTACTACTCCTGTTAATGGTAAAGTTGTAGGGGATATTAATGCTAAATATGAAGCAGAACTAGCTGCTTTAGAAGGTAAACAACCAGAAAAAGAACCTAAACAAACAGGAAAAGATGATACTCAAACTGAACCTACTCCAAGAGAAAGTGCGATACAAGCTGCAGAAGAGTTAATTAAAACAGCACCATCTAAAGCGAAGAATATCCGTAAGGATATTGAGATGATGCGTGTGTCTGATGCGTTTATTGGTTCCAAAGCACCTGAAACAAAAGATACGTATGTATCTGCAACAGAAGCATATCAAAGAGGTTGGGGTACTGCAGCTAACCCTAGTGACTTTACAGGAATAACTGCTGTAATGATTAGTGGTAGTGGTACATGGAATCCTAAACAAACCGGCGGAAAGATTAATGATGAAGATATTAACAGACACTTCCAGTTATTCTATAAACCACTTATAGATAAAGCTATCAACCAAGGAGTAACTACTTTCAATGTTGGCAATGCTGCTGGTATGGATAAGATGGTTTCTGATTATTTAGAATTTAAAGGTTTCCAGAAGACATCAAAAGATAATTGGAATGAGTTTAAAAAAGAAGAAAGAGTAAATAAAGACAGCTATGAGTATCTAAAGAAGCAAGCTGGTGTAATGGCAATTGGTGAAAATAAAGGTGCTAGCATTGCTTTATGGGATAGAGAAAAGTTGATGTGGAGATTCTTTAATAAGAAACAAGAATACGAGTATAGTTTTAAAAAGTCTAAACAACTTGCTAAGAATCTATTTAGAAATAATAAAGGTTGGTTTAAAGTATGGTGGAATCAAATATTAAATGACGCAGAAAGAAAAGAAATATTTGATCAATACTATAAAGCAGCTGACTCTATAGAAAAACATAGTTATTTGATAGGGGAAGATCCTTCTAATATAGAGTACGTAATGTTACAAAATCTAAGAGGTACTAAGTTTAGAAGATCTAAAGATTTAACCTGGGCAACAGATGTTAGTGAAAAAGCGTGGTTCACTGACGATAAAACCGCTATGGGATGGGATCAGTTTATCATGGTGTTAAAAGGAGGAGAAGACGTTACAGGATCAGGTGTAATTCATGAAACAACTGATGAAGATGAATTACGTGAAATGATCATAGATTTAATGAAACGTAATCCTAGGGGGGTTAGTCAAAAAACACTTGATGATTTAAAGAAAGAACTATCAGCTGAAGGTAATATAGAAACAGCTAAAGAGAACTTCTTTGATATTACTGGTGTAGACTTTGATGATTTTATGACGATGTATGAAGGGTTAGGACAAACCCAAGACATCTACTATATAGATAGGAATACATATGAAGTAAGAGATCCTGTAGATAAGATTCAGTTTGTTAAAAGAGAACCTCGTCCAAAACCTGCAGAGAGAGTAAATAATGTAGCACCTCAGTTTAAAGGTAAAGTCATATACATTACTACAGATAGTAGTATTAAAGAGGACTTTGGTGAATTGGGCGATGGTGTCAAAAAAGGTAATGAGTTTATAGAGGATATTCTTAATGAACCTAGAATATTTAATAGGTTAATGGAAATTGCTAAGGATGCTAGAAAGTCAGCAACCACCAAAAGCGATAATGATCTTGCTGAAGGTTTGATAAGAGCACTATCTGCAAATATCATAAATCTTAAAGATGTATTGTATTACTTAAATCCTTTAGCTGCAACTAACCTTGGTGCTAACAATGCCCGTACATATTTATATCAACAAGCATTAAAAAATGCTAAGGAAGAAGCAGCAACTGGAACTACTGTAGTATTTGATAATACAGGAGCATTACCTTTTTATAATATGTTTGATGTTATTATAGTAAATCCTTTATCAGATATAAAGAGAGATGCTGGAACAGATAATATCAATAAAGCTGAAAAAGCAGTTCCTGCTGACAAGAGGTTAACTATATCTGCTATCTATGGAGTAGATATCTTAAAAGGAACTGCTCAACAAACCGGACTTGGTGATATCAGAGCAAGAATAGGTGCTGTTACAAATAAGAGTCAATTGACTTTAATCAGAGCAGAACTCAATAACGCAATAACATTAGGTACTTTAGATAAAGAGTTAGCACTTGCTGGAACTACATATGAAGAAGTACAATCACTTATAGCAACTAAGAAACAAGAAGTAGCTAATCAATTAGAAATCAAGGATATAGTTGTACGTATCAAGGAACCCGTTATATACGAATTTAATGATAATGGAACTAAGCTTATACTAATACCATATAATAAAGGTACTACCTTTGTAAGTTTCCACGATGTTACAGATAAGTTTGAAAATCTTGATACAGTAGCTGACTTAGATTTGCGTACCAATGCTAAGTTTCGTACCTTAGCAGAAGAGGATATTAATCAAAATCTACGTCCAATGACCATTGAAGAAAAAGCTCCAAAACCTAAAACCGAAACTGTTAAAAAGTCAGATGCTGCACAGTCAGATTTAACTAATGATGCAGCAGCTAGAATTCAGGCAATGAAAGCAAAACGTACTGCAATGAATAATACATCTACAGACGATAGTTTGAATGATTTGTTTAATTATTGTCCTACTAAATAATAAAGTTTAAGAAATGATTTGTGATTCTTCAAGTAACTGGTCACTAGAGAAAAGTGATATTGATAAATTAGAAACCGCTATTTATAAACTTCTTTCTGAGAAAGCGGCTAATGCAGATAGTCCTTTCGTTATGACGAAGTTCTTAAAGTATTTGTATGACAGATCCTTACAGGGTTATGGTGATCCTGATAAAGCACTTACGTTATTAAGAGCGGTACCAGAGACTATGAAAATAGTCGTTTCCGCATTTAGTGACATAAGTGACGAGCTCATGAAGAGAAAAGGACCATTGGACCTTAATGAACTATTTAAGTTAGCTAGTAGTTTTAATGCTGATATTGAGAATGTTAGGACGTATGTAAACAAGAATCTTGTACAAAATACTATTGCAGCTTCTCAGTCAGCTAACGAAGAAGCAAAGAAAGCACAAACACCTCCTCAATCAGAACTAAAGATTCTTGGAGAGTTCCAAGCAATTCCCGCTGACCCAATGACCTCTACAGGTAATGAGTTAGCATCTGAGGATATGATTTGGTACTACGATTTCTTAAAGACAATTGAGAAACGAATGTTAGATCTGGGTGGTCCGGATCAAAACGGAGGAATAGATTTTAACGGAAGAAAAGTATATGTATCAATGGTACTTGGTTCAAGTATACCTACTAATCAATTGTACCCAACTACTAGAGATTCAGAAGCTTATATCAAGACTTCTGCAAATACTATGTATGTTGTATTTACAGATGAGACGGGTAATCCGTTGTATTTTTCTGAGACTTACGAGAATGCTACAAACGAAGATGGAAGAATTGTTTACTTTCCACAAAGACGTATACCGTCTAGTACAAAAGGACCAGCTGGTAATTTAGTATTTGACCTATCACAAGTAGAAGGACTCACCATACAATCTGTTGCGTATGCTGCTAGAGTTGAAGGAACTACTCCGGAAGCAATTGAGTTCAGATATCAAACAGCTTTTGCAAGACTTAAAGATATTCAAGACTACTTAGATGCAAACAAAGATTCTGCTGTAAGATTAAATATAGAAGATATTAGTAGAGGGTTTATGAACCTTGCTAGTAGTGAGCAAACTCCTATTTCTAATGTAAAGAATATTACATCTTTCAATCCTGTAGTTGCGGGAGATAAGAAAGTAATAAACGTCCCCGGTATATCACAACCTATCGAGTTCTTTATGGCGCCATACACTCAAGAGATGGCGAGTAAAGTAGCGGACTTATTACTAAACGATATAATGATTAAACAGAAAGGTGTTCTTATGACACCTTCACAAAAGTTTAATCTCCTTACAAACTTTACACAGTTCGGAACCACTGCAGACAGTTTCAGGTACGACATAACTACCGGTACAATATTCCTAGGTAGAGACGCTGTAGATACTTCTGATAAAGATGCAGCTAAACAAGCGATAATTAATTTCCTAACAAGAGAGTTTACTAGCACTAAGATAAAGAATGCTAAAGGTGAATTTGTAACTCAGAAGAATCAGTTCTTCTATAATAACAAAAGAGCAACTGGTAACTTTGTTGAGTTTACACTTACCCCAAACACTGAAGGATCTTTGGATATTACTACATCTACAAGACCATATCTTGATTGGGCAAAAGAGAATGCATTAGTAAGTATAGAATTATTTAATGGAGAGATTCGTCAAGTAAATGGATATGTAAAGTTCTCATTAGGTATCGACGGTCTTCGTACACTAAGCACTGCAAAGAAAGTTAAGGAAGTCATAGGAGATAATCCTGTTGACAGAATGTATTCTAAGTTAGATCCTAACAAAACTATTACAGGTAATGTAAAGAAAAAGACTTGGGCAACACTATCAAAGAAAACAGAAGCTTATGAAACAAATAAGAGTGGTGCAATTACTGGAGTAATAGCTACAAGAATTCATAATACTAATCAACACTTTGGTAATCCGTTTTCTTCAACAGAAAGTGTTCTTAAAAAGAATCCGGATTTAATAAGAGTTGCTAGTACAGTTGATGCTGTAAAGACATATTTAGATTGGGTTACCAATGATAACTTTGACTACAGTAAGTCCGGAAAGACTGCTCAAGAAATTGAAAAGTTAAAAGAACGTGCTAACTGGATCAGACAAGAACTTACTTCAGGTAAACTTAAAGGTAAAGATATTCTTTACTATGTAGAGTTGAACGAACCTGCTCATTCTAATGCATTAGACTATTTGATTAATAACTTCAACTGGGAAGCATTTGAATTAGAAAAAGGAAGAGAAACTAAAGCAGATGAGATTCCATCTAGTCTACCTACTAACTCTGAAATTACTGTAAATAAATCTAAAGATTTTGACTTCGGTACTTATAAGAGACGCGGTCAAGGTGAGATTGAAGCTACACCCGCACAAATTGTTCAAGCCGAATCTTGGTATAAGAATCTTAAGATTAAGTTCAAAGATGCTAGTGGTAACATTGTAGAGAAGAACATGTCAGATGTGATTCCTTATCATGTTATGTTTAGAATTGCAAACAGCAATGGTGACGTTAGAGCACGTTTTACACGAGCGGGTATTAGTTTATTTCAAGGATCAGACTACTCAGATTTATATCACGAAGCGTGGCACGGATTTACACAGTGGTTCTTAACAGGTAAAGAGAAATTAGATTTATATAATGCTGTAAAGAACTCTGGAGAAAGAATTAAGTACTATGATGATTCTACTAATAGTTGGAAGTCAATGAGTGCTTCTGATTTAGATTTTACTAATAAGAATCATAGACTTTACGCTGAAGAACATCTTGCTGAGAAGTTCCGGGAGTTTGCATTGAATGGTGGTAAGTTTACTAAAACTGAACCTACTAAAGTAAAGAGTATCTTTAGAAAGATATGGGATGCATTAAAAGCATTATTTGGATTTGGATCTAGAGAAAGTACCCTTACACCTATATCAGAAAGTAATGTAGCAGAAGTATTTGAGAAATTGTATGTTGGTGATTTATCCGACTATACAATGGATGCTGCTAATATGGAATTCAATGTTTTGAATAGTGGTATTATTGCTACAACAGAAGGATTTGAAGATTTGAATATTAGTGATTCTATTTTGTTATCAGACTCACTTAACTCAATCATATCTGATATTGTAGATAGTAGAGGTACAGCAAAAGCAACATCTGCGTTATTCAATAACAATGCATATAAGAAAGCTGTATTAGAAGATGCAAAAGAAACAATACTTAATAGACTTAAAGCTGTAAAGTCTGAATACGAGAATACTCCAGAGAGTTTCTTAAAAGAACAGTTGGAAAAGAATATGCAGCTATTACAGTATGCATATATGAACTTTGGTAACACTGAAACTTTTACTGGCGGTTTGATCGACTATTATAATAAACGCTATGGATTGTTTGACATGACAATGCAATCTAAAGCATTAGATAGAGAAAGTAATATCGGTAACCAAACAGATGCTGTTAGCACTGAAGAAGGTGCATCAGATAGAGAAGGATTGATGGCGGGTGCTGGTATTGAGTTCGGAACCATTGAAAGAATGGACGACGCTGTAATGTTTCTTTTGAGTGGGTTATTTGAAAAAGACGGTGATAAGTTTGCATATAACAGTTTGGGTTTCAAGAAAGTAGTACCATTTAGAAAAGCATACAGTGCTATCGCAACCTCTACAGAGAATGCATATACACGTCTTAAGATGCTTGAGAATATGGATCTTGCTTCTAAGATGCTTCTTGATAATGGTAAACCTGACAGCAGATATCTAATTGTTCAACAACTCCTACAGAAACTAGGTCCTTTGAATACACCGGATATTAGTAATCAATCACTATGGAATAGTTTCTTCCACAGTTTCCGTTTTGATAAACTAGAAGGTAATCAGGTTACTATTAGTTATGTAAACAATAGTGCTGTAGAAGTAAGAGTAGGTGAGTCAGATGGTGCTGATAAGTTAACAGGTAGAAATCTAGAAGATGCTTTTAAAGTAAATAAAACAAGAAGTCAATTCTTGGTTAAAAACTCAGATGGTATTTACACATTAAGTCTCGAAGGAGTACTTAGAAAGTATCCTACTTCTGTAATGGCATTGCAAAAACCTGTAGAGTTTTTAAGAGACTTGGGTATTGATATTGCTGAGAATGTAAAGATTAGAAGATTACTTAGAGATAGAAATATTATCACTAACATCTACAACATCGTTACAAGTGGTAAACAAAACAATAGAGTAATCACCGGACTTAAATCATCTGGTCAAGCAAGTTTGTTTTATGATCAAGGTACTCCTTGGAATAACTTATTGCAAGTACAATCTAAGTATTCTGGTACCGTAAACGATTACATGATTAAGAATGCTAGCGGCGACTCACAATCTGAAATGTCTAACCCTAGTACAGCAGGTAATCTTATAAATAGAATTAACGACTCTACGGATAGTTTAGATGGAACACAAGCAGCATTTGATAGAATGATTGCAGAACCTAATATGTCTCACTACAATCCTGAAAGAAATGCTCTTGTAAAGTCATCAGTGATTTTCAAAAGAATGTTCGGAGAGACATTAGGTAAGCGCCAATTAAAGAATGGTGTACCTTATCAACTTGAAATAAGATCTCAGTTAGGAACACAAGTTCTTGACAAGCAAATTAAAGATAATGTAGAAACAGTAATCTTGTTATCAGGATTGAAATCATCTGCATCAGATTTCCAGACGGCGTATTTGCGTGACTTCTTCACATATAACCTGCAAGGATTTGCGGAGGCGTATAAACACGCTGATAAGACACAAGCTTTTATCGTAGCACTTACAAATAATGGTAACCCATCATTCTACGTACATCCTAAAGAGTTTGAAAATGCTAACGGTAGGAGCATAGCGAATAATATTATTATTGACTATGTAGGTTCTGAACTTGAAAGAATTAAAAAAGTTAGAAGCTTCAGCGGTACTGGAACTAATCCCGAAGATATTATTCTTTGGTATGATAAGAAAGGAAACCCTGTGACATTTAAAGATACAGGAAGTACCTTCACAGTATTTGACGACATCTTACTAGAAGAAACAGCTAACATGTTAATCAATGAAGAGTCTATTACAGACTTGGATTCTTTTAAACAATTCTTAGCTAACAACTTTGCTGTAAGAGAACAAATTCTTGAGCAGTTAAATAACTATTTTGAAGAAGAGATTGCAAAGACTAAGGATATACTAAACGCGTTTCCTGTATTACAAAGACCCGGTGTATATGCATCAATGACTACTAACGTGTTACCTAACTTAAAAGGTAAAGCAGCGTCCACAATCTTTGATACAGCGGTTAAGTCTATGGTATATAATAGCTTCATCCACAAGTTTGAGATGAACATTCTTGTATACGGTGACCCTGCTATGAACAACCATGATAAGGAAGAACATATGAAACGTATTCCTGGATTCTTTGCTACAGGTAGAATTCCTGTTGCAGATGTATTTATGGATAATATGTTTGTACATAGAGGAGGTCGTTACCATACGTCACCTTGGTTCCAACAATCAGGTCTTCAAGCACCATCTAATCCATTAGAGTATCAAGGTTCTATACTAAAAACAGCAGTATTCAAAGATGTATTTACAGACTCTGTGTACTATGATGAAATGATTAGTGTGTTAGAAGACTACAATGAAACTGCTGCTGTACCTATTCCTAAAGAAGCATTCGATGCTTACAAGAATATGAAAGTAGCAGATGCTCAAGCATGGATGACATTTGATGCATATAGAGCATTGGAGATCAGACTTGATAACTGGAGTCCAGAAAAAGAAGATCTATACAATAGAATTATAAATGGTGAGAATGTAGATCTTGCAGAGACACTACAGTTCTTCCCCGTAAAGAAATTACAGTACTCTGGTCCACTGTTAACAGATAACTTTGCACCTAATGCTTTCCACAAGTATTCGGTAATGCCGCTTATACCTAATGTAATTAAAGGTAAGAGACTTGAGAAGTTACATAATCATTTGGTATCTCAAGGTTTTGCTTACGGTGTAATGCATTCTGGTTCTAAGATTGCTAGTATAGGTACTAATGGTGATTTGATTCCGTTCTATAAGAATGATCAATTTGATCCAGCATTTACTGAACCAGATTACAAGTTTGTTGAGAATACAATCTTCTTGGATTACTTAAAAGAACAGCTTGTTACTAAAGATAAGTTTAAGAAGAATGTAAAGTTCCCTACACAGTTAAGAAAGCTAGTTACATCAGGACTTAGAGACTTTGGTGTACCAACTGATTTCAGACCAAGACTTACAGAGTCTGAAAGAATAAAACAATGGGCAGACTTATCTGAAAAACAAAAAGAGAAAGAGTCTGTTTACTACGAACTAGAAAAGACATATGTAAATCATATCAATAAGATTACAACTATTGCAGAGAACCAACTTAAGAAAGAGTTAGGTTTCCACAATGGTAAAATTAATCATAAGCGTCTTGTTGAATATGTAAAAGAGAGTCTTACAGCACAAGATCTAGACGAGCAGTCAATTGACTTCATTAAAATAGATGCTAACGGTAAATTATTATTTCCTTTAGATATTTCTACAGATCCTGCTAAGATTGAATCATTGATTACCGCATTGGTTAATAAGAGAATTATTGACCAGATGAGTAAAGGTGAGCAATATATTCAAGGATCCGGTGTAGGATTTGAGAAGTTTTCTAAACCCACAGAAGCAGATCTTAAAAAGTATGGTACTGATGGTTTACCATTCTATAAATGGAACGGAAAGAGTCCTATCTCAGGAATGAAGATCAAGATTGCTTTACATGGTGACTTTAAGAAGTTATTGAATGTAGATCATAATGATGGTAAAAAGATAGGAACACTTGATCGCTTAAACGAAATGATTAAGAATGACAAGTGGTTAAACACTGGAGATAATAGAAAAATGATTACTCTATTCGGTGTTCGTATTCCGACACAGGGTACTAACTCTATGGACTTTATGGAAGTATATGAGTTCTTACCAGAAGATGCGGGTAACATAATGATCTTACCATTAGAAATAGTAGCTAAATCAGGTGGTGACTTTGATATCGACAAGCTTGTTACGCTTGTACCTAGTATAAGTTATAATGAAAAGAAGGTAGAGCTTACCAAGTCAGTTAAGACAAAGAAGTCAGAAGCTATACTTGAGAATGAAAAAGAAACTCTTAGGGAGAAGTATGATGCTATTGATAGAAAATACGATGAACAACTTTCTAAAATAGTTGCTAGTGAGGATATCGACGCATTAATTGCAGAAAAGGAACCACTAGTAGAAGAGAGATCAGTCATCTACAAGAAAATTAGAAAAGCAAAAGCTGATCAAGAAGAGAGACTTGCTGCAGGTAAGAGTATCAAGGATAGTAAGAAATATATTGAAAAGAAACAAGCTGAATTAGATGCTATAATTGAGAAGATTGAATCTATACAAAGCAAACTTGATGCAGAATTTGCAGCACGAAAAGAAATAAAAGAACTTTATGAAGCTCGTGATAAAGAGATTGCTGATAATCTTGAAGAGATTAGAAATATAAATAGACAGATACAGTCGTATAGTACTAATGCTGAAACTAATTTATTGTTGCAAAACATGGTTAGTATTGTAAGCAGACCTGATAACTATATCAACCTGACTCGACCTAACGATACAACAATCTTTACAGGAGAAGAAGAAGACGGAACACCATCTATAAAAAATGAGTTTGGTAAATACAACCGTAAGTCTTTCAAAACAAGTAGACATAGTTCTCGTAAGTTTTCTCCAACTCGTATTATGGAGAACGGTTACAACATCTCTAAAGCGATTTCATTATCTGCTGGTAAAGATGGTATCGGTATGATCGCTACAGGTAATACCTTCTCTAACTTATATAGATCTGTAGGTATGTACTTAGCAAATGAGTACGATACTAAACTCGGTAAAGTTTATCAAAGACTTTTCTTAGATCATAATAAAATCGGAGATAGCATTTCTTTGTCTCACCAGATGAGTGCAGATAAAAAACGCTACACTGCAGACGTAATATCAGAGTTGATGAATGGATACCTTGACGTTGCAAAAGACGACTGGGTTTATGACATTAATGCTATTAAAGAATTTGAACCAGAGTTTGAGGTAATGATTCTAGCAGGGGTACCGATTAGACAGATTGTGTTGTTTTTATCCCAACCTAAGATTAGAGAGTATCTAGAAAAGGTAAGACAATATGGAAGTCCGTATGCTGGTTTAACTGGAGGTGAATATATTAAACCAAGCTTTGCAAAGTATAATGCTTTGTTAGATATGGTATCACCTGACATTCTTGCAAGAACTGGAAAACGTAAACCATCTGTAGAGCTAATTGTTGCTGCTATTCAAAAGAAGCGTGGTGAGATACCTAGTGATTTTAGTATTCCTGTAGAGGATTTATATGCTAACTTGGAAGGTAAGATTGATATTAATGATTTGATCTTTGAGCACTTTGTAGAAATACAATTGATGAGTAAAGCTAACTCAGAAGTAAAGAGAAGTTTGAATTTTGATACTGATAAAGCGAGAACTTACTTCGATGCTGTAGCTAAACAACAAGGTAGTCGTGGTATATCCGCTAAGGTTCCTAAAGAGATGGTTGACAAACTATTGAAGTCTACAATCTTAGGTTCATTCATGAAGCAAGATCTTATCCGTCAATCTTTGTCTGCTGTTCTTCCATTAAGGTCATCTGTATATCTGAATGAATTCTTATTAGAACATTTAGATAAGCTTGATATGGATATGGATATGGAAGAAAAGTATGTGAGCGCATTTACTTCAGATTTGAATCAATACATCTTTGAGAACTTCCTGTATAGACACAATACCAACGATGATACATATAGAACTAATGATGTAGAAGTTGATATTGAGAATCAGGAAGTACTTAAATTTGGAGCATTTTTAAATGTTGATGCTGACGGTAAACCTACACTACTCGTAGATAAGAAATCTTTAAAGGAGCAGTATGACTTAAGATTATTTAGTGGATTAGAATATAAGTCTACAAAGAAACTTGAAGTTCTATCAGCAAGATCACCATACAATCCTAAGAATGCTGTGCTAGCACCACTGCCAGAGAACACGTTTTCTTCTTACGGTGATAGAGGATTTGAATTATACTATAAGTTTGTTCTTGAAAGAGAGACCTTACGAGGAATGTACCCCTACAGTGAGACAGTTCAGTCTAAAGAGTTCATAGAGTTTTTGAAAATCATTGGTGATAATAAAAATATGCCAATGAGATATGAAGAATTCTTACGTAATAAAGCTTTGGATAACTTGTATATTGATACTAGTATTTTTGCAGGTGATAATAAGCAAAACCTTGTAGGTACTCATAGAAAGTTAGAACACTTCTTAATTGAAAATCCAGGATTAGTTTCTAACTATCCAGTGCTTGAGTTACTTGCACGTAAGATTGTTGGTAACAAAACATTCCTAAGATTAATTACTCAAGAAAAGGATGGTCAGTTACGTACATCTTATAAAGATCAAATGCTACAACTTGCTGACCCAGGTGTAAGTAAAGTAAAAGATAAAGAACTCAATACTGTAATCAGTGCGTTCTTTGAAAGGCTTCCAACTATTGGATTTATACAGGGTGGTAACAACGCTAGATCCGGACTTTATGTAATGAGTGTGTTTACAATGGATAACATTGCACCGTTTATTGTTCAGAACTTAGACCAGTACATAAAAGTATTCAATACTAATAAGGAGCAGACAGATAGTATCCTGAACAGATTTGCTAGAAGATTTGACGTTAAGTTTAACGGAGACAGAAATATGTATGTTTCTTATGTTGCAGATGCAGCAGTAAGTGCATTCAATAAAGAAACCATTAACACTGACATACTTCAAGAGCAAAATGCAGCATTTGTAAATATGGAGACAGGTGAAATAGAATCTGTTCGTGTATACAATGAAGAAGTTATGAAGTTCACAACCAATGAATTCGATGCTGTTTCTGAAGAGAATCCTGATAGTGTATTTGTATTTGATGATCAGTATCCTATCGGTACCAAAGTGAACAAGACCCCTACAAACGGATCTAGAAAAGCGTTTAGAAAAGGTTTGGATAAAGGTAGAAGTTACGGAATCCAATTACAATTACCTAGTGGTCAGAATCCTAGTGCTGAAGAATTTGAGAAGTACAAAGAAGTTCTTGATCAACAGATAGATGAGCTAGCTAGACTAAAGAATTCTGGTAAAACTATTGTGTTCCCTTCACGAGGAATGGGTCTAGAACTTATAGGATTTAGTCTACAAAATGGTAAGTATGCTCCCAATAATCAACTTAAGAAGAGCGTGAATTTGTACGTACATTTGTCTAAGAGACTATTAAAAGAGTTTGGTTATATTAATCCAATGTTCGATCTTATAAGTAAAGGTTTCTCAACAGAACTTTTAGAGGGAGCGACAACCGGACTAGATTATATACAGCAGACCTTGATGGAATCTGGTGTAAAACAACGAGTTTCGGACAACACAGTATTAGAATATATTAAAAATTGTAAAGGTTAATAGAATGAATGCATGCGCGTTTGGTCCTGAAAAGGATGCACTAAATGAATCAGTAAAAGTATTTGGAGAGTTCATAGCTAATAAAGACTATCTAGAATATGGTAGAGTTAGATCTGTTGAAGAGATAAAAGAGACTTTACGAAAAGAAGGTAAGTTATTAGATGTAAAACCTGCAGCAATTAAACCAGGAATACCAGAACTATTTGATTCTAATTCTGAATTAGCTAATGCTGTATATGAAATTTTAATTGGTAAACCTGAACAAAGTAAAACAAGATTATGGAGAGTAGGTTCTGAAAAAGATGATACCGGAATTTGGTTTACAGATAATATAGAAGACCTGAGTTTTTACTTAAAAGAAAGAGAGAATCCTATTTTGTATTACGTAGATGTAACTAAAGATGAACTAACAAAAGCTAAAGCTGAAGGTCCCGGAATAGGAAATAATGAATTTCAATTTATATCTGAAAAAGGTAATAAACTTTCAGAAGGAAGGATTAAACAAATAACTCCAGAACAAAAACAACAAGCTCAACAACTATACTCAGCATATCTCGATATCATCTTTCCTCAAAATACCATAGTATATAGGGGTAGTGAAAAAGGAAGATCTCAATTTAAAACAAGAGGGTTTTTCACAGAAAAAATATCTTATGCTAAAGAGTACGCTTTTGATAAAGGCTTTGTTGCTCAATCTGGTGAAGGTATGATTAATACATTCTTAATTAATACAGCTAGTATAAAGAATGTAGGAGAAATGAATACTGAATCTTTAGAAAATGAACCACAAGATTTTGTGTTAAAAGGTGTGGATAAAGGAAGAGCTGCAGAGTCAGGTACAGTATATGCAACAACATCAAAGAACTTATATGAATTAGGTACTAAACAAGATATAGAAGGATTTAAAAAGTTTACAGAGCAAGGGGTGTCTTATGTAAGAGTGTCTCAAACAGTAGATGAACACTTAAGAGATCTTGCTGTGTTTCCTGGGTTTGATGCTATGCTTACAGGTATAGAAGTTGATACTCAAGGAGTTAGTGTAAACAGAGCGAATGCTATTGTTGACTTTATGGTTAGAAGTTTCTCTGACAGACTTGGTATACCCTATGAGTTTGTATCAAGAGGAGAAGCTTTTGAAATATTAAAACAAGCTGGTAAAACATACACACAAGAATCCGGATTCTTTATAGGCGGTAAAGTATATTTGATAAGAGAAGATCTTAGTTTAGATACAGCAATGCATGAGTTTGCACATCCTTTTGTGCGTGCTATTCAGAGAGAGAATCCCGAGTTGTTTAATAAGTTATATAATGATCTGATCAATACTGAGACAGGTCGTAAGATGGTATCTATGGTGTCTTTGTTAGAAGATACATTAGATCCGTCTAGTGACTTATTCAAGGAGGAAGTTGTAGTAAGAGCATTGTCAAAGCATGCTTACGATAAGATAAACAAGAAACCAGAAGACACATCTTTCTTTAATGCGATTAAGAACTTCTTGTACAATCTAAAACAATTGCTTAGAAAGTACTTAGGTAAAACTTATGACGTATCTAAATTAGACAGCACCACAACTCTTGATGAGTTATCAGAAATATTCTTAGCTGCAAAAATAGATTTCCAAACTGAGTCTGTTAATCAAACAGATATTGTTGCATTTAAGAAAGATATAGATGGACTTGTTGAGGAGTTAGCAAATATTATGGAAACAGACTCCGGTGCACAAGCTGTGAGTAAAGCAATCAACGATGTCTATCGTGTTGCAATGAACCATAAAGAACGTCTTGAGGTTAACAAGAACCTTAAGGATATGGCGGAACTTCTTAAGGGTGAGTTTGATGAACCTACCTATAAGATTATCATAAACAATCTTAGAGATTATGAAAGTTTGATTACCGATAAGTTCTCTGAGCTAGTAGAAAAGTATCAGTACAATCACGATAAAGCAAAAGCTTATATCGAGACTTTGTATCAAATCAAACACATGGCAAGGTTGATGGTAATTCATATGAATGAAATCCGCAACCAACCCCAGACACCAGAGATTACAAAACAATTCTTTTACTACAGACAGTTAGCAACAGATTGGGCGAATACTATTAGTAACGCTAGAGAGATGTTGAATGAAGAAGGATTAGACACTGGTGAGTTTGTAGATTTAATTACTAGTATAGAAGGTTATGTTAATACAGCAATTAATATTGACGAGAAGTTCAGTGTTAGATCTGCTACAGAACTTTTAACGGATGTTCTAGATCCACTAGCAAAAGAAGTTGAGAGATATTATAACGATATCATTGACGAATTAGTTTCTAAAGGAGCATCTCCTGAAAAGATTGAGCGATACAAAAGAGAATTTAAAGATACCATTCTTGATAAACAAGCTTTAAAAGAGTGGTTAACCGGACAGCGAAAAGATACAAACGTGCTTAGTGCATGGATGGAATCTTATATGAATATACAAGATCCTGTAGTGTTTGGTCTTGCTCAGTTCATTAACAATAATATTTCTGATGTACTTACAGTCAGTCAACAGAAGCATAATAAGTTTGCTACTGAGTTTGAACCATTGCTACAAGCTGCAGGTATCGACATCAAGAACCTAAAAGCATTGCGAGATGCTGTAACCTATGTAGAGAAAGACGGTATCTATAATGAGAAGGGTGAATACGTACAGCGTGACAGATACGCATTTAAGAATCACCTTAAAGACTATAGATACGAGATTGGTAAAATCAATGATGAAATCAGAAAAGCTGAAATCACTGCACAGGAAACTGGAGATAGTACAGAACTTGATAAACTAAAAGTAGAAAGAGAGAAGTTTCTTAGTGAGAATTTCTACGATTCTAAAAAAGAAGTTGTAAGAAATGCTGAGAAAAGATTGGTGCGTGATGAGATTGGTGAGAAAGCGTATAACGCAAGAGATCTTGTACTAAGAAAAATTAAGAGTTTGGATCTTGGTATCACTGATCCGGATGAACTCATAGAAAAAGATAGAGTTGCAATACTTGATTCTCTATGGAGAGAGTACAATATGTTGTTCTCTTTAAGTTACGCCGACGGTACTAAGAAAGATCCTAATTCAGATGACTACAAGATTGCTGTTAGACTACGTGAGTATAGAGAAGAAACTAAAGAGTTCTATGAATGGGTTCCTGTAAAGAACATGTTCTCTAGAGCACTTGCTTCTTACGAGCAGCAACTTAAAGATAATGGTATTACCGGGGGAGAATTTATTAAGATGCGTGCTGACTGGATTAAAAACAACACGCGTGTAAAAATCAAACCAGAGTTTTGGGAAAAGGTAAACGAGATTCTAGAAGAGATCAGATCCTTGAAACCTGAGATACCAGAGAACTTAAAAATGAAATTAGATCTAGATGAACTCTATGCTGATCTTACTGATCAGATGAGTGCGTTTAGAGATGATGATGGTCAACCTGATGGTTTGCTAATGTCTGAAAAGAAAAGAGCAGCTATCAAAGAACTAGACAAACAGATTGAAAAGTCTAGAAAGACCATCACAGGTTTGATGGGATTATCTGCAGATGAGCAAGAAGAGTACGATTACATATCTGCTTTGTTATCACTCAATCGAGATAATCTTTCAGAATGGGTAGCAGAAAATCCCGATCTTAGAGATAGATACGAGTATCTTCAAAGCCTAATTGATGAATACGCATTAAATGACGTATCTATAGGTCGAATAAATATTCTCTATAAAAAACTTAATGCTCTTAGAAGTAAAGAAGCTACCAGTCAGTATATAGATGCTGTAAATGAATTACTAAAACCAGGTGAGGAGGAAGAGGACAATGTAGATGTTGCAGAATTATTCAGCGTATTAGGTATTAGAGAGTTTGATGCAAGTAACATTGATAAGATTCTTGATCCTAATATTAGCGATATTCTAAGAAAGAGTCCTAAGTTTGATAAATGGTTCAGAGAAAATCATTATACTTCTGAATATACTATTAAGAAAGGTAGAAGAAGAGGAACTAAAATCAAAAGTCATAAACGTATAAGCGCTTGGAACGTCAACCGTCCAAATGATCCTGAGTACTACGAGAGTACAGAAATCACAGATAAAGACGGAAATGTAATTGATGTTATACAAGGTATTCCTACTTTGAAGTATTACAGAAGATCTTTAAAGAGTGAATACAGAACAGAAAAGATTACTATGGCGGAAGCACTTCGTCGAGGTGATCTCACATTAGCTACTGTAGATGAGGTTGGTAGATGGTTACCAAAACCTGATAGCAAGTTTAGAAATGATGAGTATTACAGATTAAAGAATACTAATCCTGCACAGTTCAACCTTGCTAACAAGATGCTTCAGTTCCATTTGGAGAACCAAGAAGGACTATCTAAGAACTCAAGACTTGGTGTATTTGCACCTAGATTTAGAAAGGATGGTTACGAAACTCTTACAGAAGGCACACTCAAAGACAAGTGGGATACAGTTGTAAGTAATACAAAAGCAACGTTTGCAAAAGCGAAAGATGATTTAGATCTAGGTTATAATCCAGAAGCTGACATAAACTATGTAACTCTAGACATGTTTGACTCTGAGATCAGCGGTATTCCTATTGCAGGTAAAGCAGACTTAGAATTAACAGAAACTTCCGAAGACATGTTCCTTGGTGTAATGCGCTATATGCAGAGTGCGGAGAGACATAAGAAGTTAGTAGAGATCAATCCTCAAGTACGTGCAATTCAAAAGGTTGTCAACGGAAAAGAAGGTGCTCTTAAAGATATGACTAAAGCGAGTAAGAGTGATAAACTTGCGTTTAATCAACTACGCTTTGCTACTAAAAAGAAAGGAACATCTGTAAGAGCACAAGCAATCAACTCACTTATAGAAAGAGAGTTTGAGGGTAAGACACAAGCAGGTGTTACTGCAGACATGGCGGGACTAAACAAGTTCGGTAGTTTTGCAATGGGTCTTGCATCGACAGCGTTCTTTGCATTAGATATTACATCAGCGTTAAAGAACTCGTTTGGTCAGACATTCCAGTCAATTATTGAGAGTGCTGGAGGACAGTATTTATCACCAAGTAGTTTAGCAAAAGGTGCAATATGGGCACAGTACGCTACAGCAGAGATATCTTTTGAGATCTATAAGTATGGTCCAAAAGGATTGAATGTTCAGATTTATGAAATGTTCGATCCTGAAATGAAGTTTAGACCTGAAGTCCGTGGTTATGGGGATAAGTTTGGTACTAGTTCAACTAGAACACTTACAAGAGACATATTAAAAGACAGAAGCTGGTTAACTAACTTCCGTGTATGGACGCAGCTTAACGCAACAATGCAATTGTTTGGAGGAGTAATGCACCACCAAATGGTAGATCAAACTATCAACGGTGTGACAAAACAAATCCCTTACATGGAAGCATTTGAGATTAAAGATGGTCAACTTACTGTAAAAGAAGGAATTAGTCAAGAGTGGGCACCAGGAGGATCTAAGTTCAAGATGATGCAGAACCGTGTACAAGCTATGAATAGAAATCTTAATGGAGCTTTTACACAATTTGATACTCCTATGGGCGGTAGATACTTACTATGGAGAATGATCACATTCTTGAAGAAGTGGTTTGCTAACATGTTCTTGAACCGTTTTGGATACCGTGGAAACTTCTTGAACCCACAAGCTAGATGGGATGTTCAAGGTAATCAGATGAGAATAGGTTACTATACTCAGTCTTTGAATACTATGGTAAGAGCAATTACGACTTTAGGAAAAGACACAAAGGTTCTTACTAAACAAGAGAAAGCATCACTTAAGAAGACTGCTGTTGAATTGTTAGTGATTATCGGAGGTCTTAACTTGATGTTATTATTGTTTGATTATGATCCAGATGATGAAGAGCGCTACGAAAAACTACGCCGTAAGTCAGGACCACTTCCCGGAATCTTTACTGCAGACAGTGAGTATGAATATAACACCGTAGGATTTATGGAAAACCATGCGTTGTTCTTACTTAAGAGTACACTAAACGAGCAGGAAGCTATGGTACCAATACCCGGATTAGGACTTGATGACTATGGTAAGTTGTTTACTTTAGATTCTATTGCACTAACACATACTGTAGAGAACACCTCAAAGAGTATTGCTGCTATTGTAAACTTGATAACTAACGATCCTTCAGCTTATTACAAGCGTGATGCGGGACCATTTGAGTGGCAACAGCAAGAAGACGCAAAGGTTCTTAACTACATACTTAAATCTATAGGACTTTCTGGAAAAGCTGTAGATCCAGTTAATGCATTGAAAAACTTTGAAAGTGCACAAAGTCGTTTCAAATAACCAAATTTTTTTGTATATTATATATGTAAACTAAAAAATAAAGATTATGGCGTTTATAGATATCTTTAATTTCAAGAAGTATTTTTCTAAATCTAGCGATTCTCAAGTTGCTAGATACGGACATGTTAATGCACTATATGATGCCTTATCCCAAGGTTCTTTACCTTATAAAGTATATACTGCTTTGCTAACACAAAGTGGAACTGATGATCCAGTAGCTACTGTGCTACATAATACACTTGGTTCAGATGTTATTTTCAAAAGAAATAGTATAGGAACCTATTATGTTATAAATAGCGCAGGTGCTTGGGACATGACAAAAACTCTTTTCTTAGCAACATCAAGTACAGGATCTATAATAAGCTTTGGTGGTACTCAAATTCCAGAATATATTCCTGTTGTTGGAGGAGGTACTGCATTAATTACTTTTGATAATAACACCGACGCAGCTCCTACACCTCCTCGTATATTACCATTTAATGATAGTTTATTACTAAAAACTGCAATAGAAATTAGAGTATATAATTAATCAAAAAATAAATAATTATGTCATTCATCGATATTTTTAACTACAAAAAGTACTTTAAGAAAAGTTCTGATGCTCAAGTAGCACGTATAGGACACGTTAATGCGTTGTATGATGCATTATCAAATTCTGGTTCTAAATTTACAGTTGATACAGGAACCGTTAGTATTTTCAGCTCTGTAACAGTTGATGCTGATGCTGGATCGATCGCATTAGCCGCTCCTGCAGGCGGTGGGCAAGGTAACTTTACTGTTAACAATAATAAAGTAACAGCATCTAGTATTATTTTGCTAACATTTGAAGTAGATAATGCTTTTGCTCAACCTACTCAACCATTTGGTGCATCAACTTATAGTATAACGGACGGATCCTTTGGTATAACTTTCGCTAGACCTTCATCCCCTACACCATCACCTATAAATCTTACTTTTCACTTTTTAGTTATTAATCCATAATGAAAAAGTACACAGTAAAAGAACTCAAAGCTGAGTTTGAAAGATTGGGATATGACTTCCCAGTTTTTCATTTAGTAGGTATTAGATCTAATGCTAATGCTAAGAATCAGTTTGATGATCTTATTGGTGTAATAGAAAAGGATAATATCACTTGGTATACCTGCACTACTAATCCTGGAACACACTGGTTGCAGAATTTACTTAATCCAAAAGGTGCAGCGTTATTAGTACCTGGACAATGGGATGACTGCTGGCAGATCGGTATGCACCAAGGTAAGTACGAAGCATTGACTCAATGTAAAGCTGTTACTGTATATAGAGATGGTAACAAGAATGACGTTGCTGAAGAGTCTAAAGTTACAGAGACCGGTATCTTTGGTATTAATATTCACCGCGCTAATCCTAGTATTGTATCTAAACTCATAGACAAATGGTCTGCGGGATGTCAAGTTCTTAATGATCCAAAACAGTTTGCACAGTTATTAGACAAATGCAAGAAGTCTGGGTTTAAGAAATTCACCTATACACTATTAAAAGAATTCTAATGAAGAACATTCTTCATAATATCTTCTCGAGTAAAGGAGATATATCATTTAAGAGAGTAAGTTCAGGACTTACTCTTGTTGTTTTATTATCCCTGTCATACGTAAACACTCTTACAGAACACAAAACTCCGGACTATGTATTTGACTGGTTGGTGATGATTGTTATAGCAGGTTACGGAGGTACCGTAGTAGAGTCAGTATTTAGTAAAAAAACCAACAAACCAGATGAAGGAGAATCAGGAACAACTGCTTAAAGATATATTCTTAGTAGTGTTAATGCTTGTTGTAGGTACAGCATTTGTGTATTGTATATACAGAGCTACAGACAATGAGCAGAAGTACAACAAAGTACTACAAAAAATTAATACAGACAGTCTAACTATAGATTCTTTAAAGATGAAAGTACTACATGATAGCTTAGCACATGTAGATAGTTTACGTATTATACATATTAGAAGCTTAAATAAGAAAGATGATGAAAATAAAAACCAACGTAATCAAGCACATGATATTGTTAAGCGTGCTACTGATAAGCAACTTGACAGTCTCTGGTCAGTTTACTCCCCAAAGATTAATCATTAATGGTAATCCCGGTATATTCTTAACTCCTGCTCAGGAGAAGAGTATACTCAACGCACTTATAGACTATAAGTATTGTTCTAAATCTATAGTTCTAAAAGATAGTATAATCTTAGATTTGAATAATGCTATAGGTGACAAAAACTTTGAGATAAACTTATTAACAACAAAGTATAACAAATGTATAGGTGATGCAAAGATCTATGCTGAGAATTATAATAGTCTCTTAGAAGTACATAATAAGCTTCAAGAAGAACATAATGTGTTAAAATTAAAACATTCTAAGTCTATTAATTGGAACATTGGGTTAGGTTGTAGTACCTTATTATTAGGAGTACTACTAATTCTAACAAACTGATGGACAGTAATTATTATTTTTTGAGAGCACAGATTAGAGCTATGAACCCAGATTGGTCACAAGATCAAATTAATGAGGAAGTCAAGCGTATTATGGAAAAACACGATGACTGGCATGATAACGAAGATGACGGTTGTTTATATTGCGGATCTTAACTATATTATTATATGAAGAACAAACCCTTCAAACCTGAGAACAACAAACTTGATAGCATAATCAAGGAAGCTCGTACTCAAAAACCAAAACAACCAAAGAACCCTAACGTATGGCAAAGGTAAATACTGCAAAGAATAACTACGCACCCAAGAACGCTCGTAAAAAGCGTCCTGGGGTTGTAGCTAAGAAAAAAACAAGTAAACTAAAAACAAGTAAGAATTACGTTAAGATGTATAGGGGTCAAGGTTAGACTCCTAATATCTTTTTAATATCTGGTTTAGTGTAGTTAGGTCCTTTTAGGATCTTACCATCTTCTCTAAGAACAGGTCGTCCGTCTTCTCCTAACTTACTCATGTTAGATCTTTGGATCTCTTCAAATACTTCGACGATCTTATCTTGCAAACCATGTTTAAGAATGGTGCCCACCAATATATATAACTGATCACCAAGAGCATCAGCAATACCCACCAAATCGTTCTCACGACATGCGAGAAGATATTCAAAGAGTTCTTCAGCTTGGAGATCATGTCTTAATTGATATTCTTTTTCTTTAATTAAACTTGGTTCTGATGCATAGTGTTGACCGAATACATCGTGGAAGTGCTTTACAGCGTTAATTACATCTTGCATATTAATAACTAGAATAATACCACTCATCATAGTTTGGTGGCAGTTGTTGAAATTTTACTTTATCTGTAGGGTAAACCATTTTATTAGGTGTACTATTACTAGACATTCTAGGAAAACCTAGTTGATCTACACCTCTTTCATAACCTTCAGTGCGTAACTGTTCTATCTTTTTTTCAGCTTTTGCTGTTGTTTCTTTCACAGCTTCACAGAATCTTTTTTGAATACCATTAGAGTCTAACATCATAGCTTCCATTAAGATTAGATAGTTTATAGCATCACCAAACTTCTCACGGATTGTATGCTCAGAGAATGTGCTCTTACTAGATATCATATCTTTAATAGATATCATATGCTTCATCATATACTCCCAAGCTACCATCTCACGTGTGTCATGAAAGGACATCTTAGTACCTTCTTCAAAGTTGTGGAATACATCTTTGTCGTTAGCATACTCAGCGCCTTTCTTTTGTAATACAGATTGGATAAGCTTGATACGCTCATCTACTAATTTGTTGAATTCTATCTTGTTCATTTTCAATTAAATAAGACCCCAAGGGGGCATGCAAGGGTCATACCCCCAGGGTCAGTTAATTACAATTCTGGTAAATCAATTGATTCATCACCAAAGTTAAAGAATTCATCCTCTTTAGACAAGGTATTTTCAACTTTTTCTTGATCTTCATAGAACGAGTCTGGTACAGGTGTAGTATCAAACGGTACCTCTTCTTCTTCAAAATCAAATACTTCAGGTTCAGCCTTCGTATCTACAGGATGATGTACACTAGGTTCATCATAATCAAGACCAGGAATCAACAAATCATTGGTCATATCTACATGCAGCTCTTCCTCTTCAGCAATAACATCAAAGATATTAATCTGAGCAGGATCAACTGGTGTAGTTAAACCTGCAGCTAGTGCACTTATTACAGAAGGTGGTGTACTTATTACAGCTCTATGAAGATACGCTGCATATACAGTATCAAAACAACCAATATGAGATCTAGTATAAAACTTAGGATGAGAGTGCTTAATACTAGAAGCTAGTGTAAAGTAAGCTTCCCAGTAAGTAATCTCATCTTTCTTCAAGCTTTCATAATAGTGCTTGGTTGCTGTAAGCTGATCTGCTTTCAAGTAGTCATTAATAAATGCTCTACCAATGATATCACCCATCTCGTCTCTAGATATAGTAAGTAACTCTAGATTAGACTTGCGGGTCATTAACTCATTATAGAAATCAGATACTCGAGCTACTTGATTCTTTACAGCATCAACCATCTCTACATCTGCAGTACCAGTATGTTTACGCATAAAGAATGCCATGTCTGAAGTCATCATAACTCCGTCGTTGTCTTTAAAGTGTAAACCAATGCTACAATGGAAACGGGTACTCTTATCATAAGAGTTAACCCAGGTAAATACAATACCTACATTCTCATCTGTACCGTAAGATATATAGTGGTTACCCACTGATACATTTCCATTAGATGAAAACAATTCTCTATCTACAATTAAACCAGCTGTTGCTAGTTCTTGACGCACAGTGCTTAACACACTAGCGTTAGTAATTACTTTGTAACGTCCTCCATGTGAAGGAATGAGGGAAGGGTCACAGAGATAACTCTCTGTGGACCCACCCATTGATAATTTAAAGGGCATTTTAAAATAAAGTTAGTTGTGACTTTTCTTTTTCTTTGCTGATATTCTCGATCTCTTTATAGATCCTTTCTAGATAGTACTCGTCATTAACATCATAGTCATTCCAAGATTTAATCTCAAAAAGATTAAACTCAGTTTGTAACCATTTACCTGCTTCTACACGAGACTCTCTACCATCAGCTTTGTTGACCTTGATAATTTTACAACCTTTGTTAGATACATAGTACCTTACAACTGCTTGTAACTCTCTATCTTGTCTAACACCTTTTACAAAACATGTTTCTATAAAGATCCAATCACCTTTACGCTTAACACCAATACAATAATCTAGGATATTACGGTTAGTCTGTAGGAATACATCTGGAATAACACTGTGTACGAAGTAATAATAAATCGCTTTTGGCACTATCAAAGCAGACTTATTCTTGTGCAGCGCTAGATCTGAAAACTCAAATCTACCTTTACACTTGGTAGCATTGAAATAATACTTACCACTTACTTCCTTGAACACATAGTGCGGAGACTTCTTCTTGAGACTATCCCAATCCTCTTTACTTAGTTCTTTCTCTTTGAATACGGCGATATAGTTGTTGACATCACCGATAATCATCTTCTCATACTCATCATGTTCTAACTGTAACATGGTCAGTTCTTCCCACTTACTGCATATTTCAAGATATTTATCTTTGTAACTTGCAGGAATCAACATCTCGAGACCATCTGTATTTTGCATGAGTGGTATACTTCCGGGAATACCGTCAGATAACATCTCATACAACATGATTAGACTAAGTTGACCATTGATTGTAATACGCATTGTGAACTCTGGATCATACAGAAAACTATTCTCATCATTACTTAAACCATAAGTACTGTTAAGAATAATCTTGTATACATAGTTCTTCGGATCTTTCTTAGGAATCTTCTTTCTTTCTTCAAAGAACCACTCATATTGGTCACAGAAATCTTCTTTAGGTAGATGCGCTGGAGACCATCTATTTCTAATCGCTAGATTAGGATAGAAACTGGTAACATCTGAAGTCATGATGATCATTCCGTCTTTTGCTTCATACACACCAGCTTTGGTAGCACCATGTACACCACCCAAACCGAAGTCTGTCTTTACACCTTTATGAGTAACAGAGTATTTAAACCCGCCCTTTGTATCATTAGGATTAATCGTTAAAGCTTTAAACTTCTCATGGATGTTTTTAAACTCCTTACGATTAAACGATATGTAATCCAATAGGATGTCTTTAACTACAATTGATTCTCTGATAGTTC